CCTTTGATTGAAGTCATTATACCAGCGTTTACATCATTTGTAAATGTCCTCGCAAATGTGATAAGTTTTTTTGCAATCATATTGTCTGCCCTGTTCGGAAAAACAGCAGAGGAGTCATCTGAAGCTGCGGACGGGCTATACGATGAGATGGAAGCAATTGAAGGTGTTGGCGCGGCCGCGAAAAAGGCCAGCGGGGCTCTTGCTGGATTTGACGAAATTAACCGGCTGACAACAGAGGGGACAGCCGGCGGGATTGGTGGCGGGGCGCTTATTGCTCCTGATTTCTCAGCTATAAAAGATCTCCCAGAGCAGCTAAAAGAAATAGCCAGTGATCTTGCAATCAAAATTCAAAACTTAAAATTTTCGTGGGACAAAGGGAAAATAGCGCAAAACCGTGACGCATGGATCGTTGCTTTAACAGCAATCCTTGGTGCGGTAATTGGTGGAATGTTTGGTGGACTATCTGGCGGAATAATCGGTCTACTGCTCGGTGCTTCAATTGGACTAATTTCGTGTACCTTTTTAGATAAAACAAGCAACCCAGACAAGTATAAAGAAATTTTCATTGTGGTCCTTTCCTCCATTCTTGGTGCAATACTTGGGACTATGTTTGGTGGTATAGTTGGCGGTGTAATTGGGCTATTGCTTGGGGCGACTATTTCTATTATTGCCCTTGAATTTACAAAAGGAGATAAATCTACATGGGACCCACAAAACACCATAATAGTTGTCTTAAGTGCAATTTTAGGCGCAATCTTAGGGGCACTCTTTGGTGGCCTAGTCGGCGGTGTAATTGGATTTCTGCTTGGAGCCCTGATATCATTTGTCTCCATTAAATTTAATGAGGGAAATTTTGATAAAAACGTAGCCATTGCATCGCTTAGGGTAGTTCTGTTCGCAATATTAGGTGCAATACTTGGAACAATGTTTGGAGGACTAGCAGGCGGAATCTTAGGTGTGATTTTAGGAATGACAGTTGGTTTTGCATCTGTGGCATTTGAGAAAGGACTTTCTGCTGAAGTTAGATCCGCAGCCAGCAAAGCGTTAAAAATAGCACTGACAACAATTATAGGAGCATTGGTTGGTGCGGTTTTTGGTGGCGGGATTTTCGGTGGAATTGTCGGTGGCGTGATAGGGCTTACATTTGGACTCGCAGTTACCTTTGGAAGTGCCTCAGTAAAAGACAAAACCGGATTTTCAAGTAAGCGAGGAAGCGGATTTAGCTCTTCGGGAGGCTTTGGCGGGGCAACCACTAGGGCCGCTCTTGCGAATATTCCGCCGATTCAAGAAATTCCCCGCCTTGCGGCTGGTGCCGTAATTCCACCTAACAGAAAATTTATGGCGGTTCTTGGGGACCAGACAAGAGGAACCAATATTGAAGCACCGGAAAGCCTGATTCGCAAAATCGTAAGAGAAGAATCCGGAAATATGAATACCGAACTTCTCCAGGCAATATTGGAGGCAATTCGAGCCGGTCAAGTCATTAAAGTAAATGAAACGGTGCTGGGGCGCACATCTGCGAAGGCTATCAATAAAGTGACCCGAGCCTCTGGAAAATCTGTTTTGCTGTATTGAGGTGCCGCATGAACATTCTGACGATCAACGGACACGACTACTCCCGTTTTATCGAATCCTCTGGCTACGGCTGGAACCGGGAGGACCTAGACAGCGAAAAGACCACCCGCACGAAGGATGGGCGTATGCGGCGGGACAAGATCACTACAAAGCGTAAACTGTCCTATACTTTGATGCACATGACCCGTGAGCAACTTTCCCAGCTAGACGATGACCTGAGTCCATCCACTTTCAGCGTCACTTATTTTGACCTCCATGGGTCCATGACCAAAGAGTTTTACTGTTCCTCCTTCTCTGCCAAAATGGACACGGCATACAGCGGGGACGGAACAGAGTGGTCTGGGGCATCGTTTAATCTAATAGAGGTGTGAGATGGCGCAGGTAACAAGTGAACTTTGGAAAACGCTGTGGCGCACCAGAAACACAGTCAAGGAATACAAATTTGACATCAACGGCGTGGAATACGGACCAGAGGACGAGGTGGAACACTCATACAGCAACGGCGTATTCGAGGACTTCGGAATTGGCAACGCCTATACCGCAAGCCTGACTTTGGGACTATTTGCTGATAGTATCCCCCGAGCAGCAACCATCAAACGGTATATCCGCCTTCGGAATGGAGGACAGGTGTCGGAGTGGCTTCCAAAGGGCACGTTCTTCACAAACACTCGATCTGAGGACGATGGATACTGGACTATTGAGGCTTTCGATGCAATGCGAAAAGCGGAAGTGGTGTGGGAGCCAGACCAAAGTCTGGAATTTCCCATGACCATGCCTGATGCCGTGACAGAGTGCTGCCGCATTATGGGCGTGACGTTGGATAGCCGTACAGTGCTGAACGCCCATTACACCATCGACTATCCGGCTAACGAGTACACCATCCGCAATGAGCTGTGCTTTATTGCGGCGGCCCACGCTGGAAACTGGATCATCACTGATGAAGGGAAACTTTACTTAGTTCCGCTTTTGTCAGCCCCGCCGGAAACAAATTATCTGGTGGATGAATACGGAGATGCCATCGTGTTTGGAGGTGACCGGATACTTGTCTGAAAAATTTTTTATAGGTTTAGACATCACAGGATTTGAGAACACGGGCAAGTATCGGCCCATCTCCCGCGTGACGCTTAGGGTGGATGACGAAAATGTCTTTACTGCGGGCGATGATACAGGATTGGAAATCACAGCCTCCTGCCCACATGCCACACAGGAAATGGTTAATGCGCTCCTGACACAACTGCAAGGCTATCAGTATCAATCTTTTACTGCTGATGCCGTCAACCTGGACCCAGCCGCAGAGCTTGGTGACGGAATTACGGTGAGTGGAATATACTCTACACTATCTCAGCTGAATGATGATGGGAACGGATTCCCTGATATTTCCGCCCCTGGAGAGGTGGCACTGGAAGAGGAGTACCCGTCCGCCGGACCAATGGAGCAGGAGTTCAATCAGAAACTCGCCCAGACCCGATCTCTAATCTCAAAAACCTCCGAAGAGATATTGCTGAAGGTGGAGAATGAGCTGGAAGGGTTATCGGCATCCATCGACGTAAAGCTGGATAGCATCACCAGCACCGTACAGGGGCAGTCGGGACAGATATCCAGTATTCAGCAGACGGTAAGCAGTATTACACAGCAGATCACGGGAATCAATGGTGATATCTCCAGCATTGAACAATATGTGGATAGCATCACCTTATCAGTATCTAATGGGGCTACATCGTCCACCATCCAGCTCAAAGCAGGCGGGACCACGATCTCCAGCCAAAACATTACCATGGATGGCCTTGTGACGTTTACAGGGCTTGCCAATGGGACAACGACCATAGACGGCGAATGCATCAAGACTGGAACGATAAGTGCAAATCGGCTGGACTTGACAGGATCTATCACTTTCTCAGACCTTTCCTCTTCTGTGAAAAACGATATTAACGATGCCTACACTATGGCTGAGGATGCACAAAGTCTGTCTGCCGATACAGCGGATACGGTAGATAGATGGACTTATGAGGGCACCACATATATTGACGGCGGGCGGATCATGACAGGAACGGTATCTGCTTCCACTTTGGAGGGCGGAGAGATTTATCTGCTGGATGATAGTGGTCGCCGTGCCGGAAACTTCACCCTAGAGGGGGCGTCCTCCTACTCTGGCCGAGCAATTCAAATAGACAGCGGGGCCGTGGCTGTTCTTGCAGAGTACGGTGCAGCTTATATCATGGGCGGAGGCGGGGCTTTTTTAGATATCGACTCCTTCATTTCATGCGGAGAGGATATCGCCCCGAGCGCTACCGGGAAATATTCTTGCGGAACGTCCTCCCGGAAGTGGACAGATGTATATGCGGAAACGGCTGAAATTGTAACATCGGACAGGGAAATGAAGAACAGCATCTCTTATGACATGTCTCCTTATGAGAAGCTGTTTGATCTCCTGAAGCCGACACCATATAAGTACAACAATGGCACTAGCGACCGAACCCACGTTGGAATGATCGCTCAGGACGTAGAAGAGGCCATGACAGACGCAGGGTTGACAAGCCTCGATTTTGCCGGATTTATCAAAAGCCCCGATGAAGAGGCAGAAAGCGGGTACATCTACTCTCTCCGCTACGAAGAATTTATAGCAATGTGCATTTGGGAAATACAGAAGATAAAGCAGCGGCTAGACAGATCGGAGGGCGTAGCATGAGCGATATAAAGAAAGAAGTAGCAGAAGCATTGGCAATTTTGTCCACACTCTCTGTATCAGGAGACGCTGTTGATATTATGGCTGCGGTCAGGCAGAAATTGAAACGAGCTCTAAAAATGCTGGATGAGTCCCAAAAGGAGGATACCGATGGCTGATAAGAACATAGGGTCCCTCCCTGCGGCATCCACAGTAGACGATGATTCGCTGCTTGTTGCAGAACAGCAAGGGCAGGCGGTAAAGGTCACGGGGGCGCAGTTCAAAGGATTTGCCCAGCAGTCAGTCCAGCAGTATGTTGAGCAGGCCCAGGAAGCGGCAAGCGATGCTTTGGAAGCCTCTGAACAGGCCCTTGAGGCCGTAGCTGGTATTGGTACTGCGGTGGAGGATACCAAGGCAAACAAGGAAGCCGCAGAGGCCGCTCAAGCAGCCGCAGAGCAGGCGCAGGCCGGGGCCGAAGCTGCCGCAGAGGGTGCAGCGGAAGAGGTCAAAGAAGAGCTCCAGGGGCTTGTAGATCAGGCGGAGACCGCAAAGACTGGAGCAGAGACAGCGGAGAGCGGAGCGGAAGCGGCAAGGACTGCAATCGAAAATATGCTGGTAGAGGCAATCACACTGGAGACTGGAGAGCCGGCCACGGTCAGCAAGTCTCTGGTAGATGAGGTCGTAAAGCTGACATTTGGGCTCCCAGCCGGTCCTGTTGGACCAAAAGGTGAGACCGGAGACCCGGGCTCCAGCATTGACCGTATCGAGCGAACGAGCGGTACTGGGGCGGCAGGGACTACAGACACTTACACCATCTATCTGACTGACGGGAAAAGCGGTACATTCCAGGTCTACAACGGCGCTGATGGTATTGGATCTGGCGACATGCTGAAAAGCATCTATGACCCGCAGGGAAAGAACACGGATGTTTTTAAGTATGTAGACGATAAGATTGCGGATATTGACATCCCCACGCCTGAGAACATCGTTACTGTTCCCGGCGGTGGTCAGCTGGAAATGGCGGAAAGTCTGGGGAGCGGTCCGTACACCATCACTTTCTCGGAAGATGAGGGTGAGGGAGGCAGCTTTTCCGCATCTTATGTGGATTACAGCAACACCACCAGCGGGTTGGAGGCAACTGACGTTCAGGGGGCTATTGATGAGCTGGCGGGGCGTCCTTCAAGCGGTCTAACTCAGGAGCAGGCAGACCAGAGATATTTGAAGCTGTCTGGTGGGACAATGGAAGATAGCGCCGAAATCATAGGAAATAATTTGACTATTGGCTCAAATACACTTGAAAGTAAAAATCTTGGCGTATTTTCCGTCAGCGGTACTAGCGCAATAATGCAAAGCCAAAACCAAAATTCCGTTTCATATGTGGAAACAATGAAAGCAAAGTCACAGATGTTTGCTCAAAATGACACAAATTCCAGTGCCTATTCTTCGGTCATGGCCGATGGAGGAAAAGTCACACTTGAAAGCGTCCAAGACGATTCCCATAAGGCGTATATGGAGTTAAAGCATGACGGTCAGATAGGTTTTGCATTTTCCAGCGGGGAGATAATGCACATGCTCACGGTAGATGCAAGCGGAGTAAATGTGTTCGATCCTCCGACGGAAGGCACCAATGTGGTCAATAAGGATTATCTGAAACAAGCGATTTCAAATGTCCAGGCAGCAATAGAAGAAGAACTAAAAGCCTACGTCGATACCTCCATCGGCACCGCCATAGAAGGGAGCTACTAATGGCCGTACATCAAACATTGACAAGCCTCTTCTCCGCCATTGCTGATGCGATCCGGGGCAAGACTGGAGGCTCAGACCCCATCGTTGCGGATAACTTTCCGGAAGCTATTGCGGGGATATCCAGCGGCACCGATACCAGCGATGCCACGGCGACGGCTGGGGACATCCTCTCTGGCAAGACAGCTTATGTGGCCACAGGAAAGGTAACGGGGACCATTGCCAGCAAGAGCTCCAGCAACCTGACCGCCAGTGGGGCCACTGTGACAGTCCCCGCCGGCTACTACTCCAGTCAAGCCAGTAAGTCGGTGGCAACTGCCACCCAGGCCACGCCCAGCATAACGGTGTCCAGCGCCGGACTCATTACTGCAAAATCGACTCAGAGCGCCGGGTATGTGAGTTCCGGGACTAAGTCTGCGACCAAACAGCTGACTACCCAGGGGGCGCAGACCATCACGCCGGGGGCCTCTAATAAGACCATTGCCAGCGGGCGGTATCTGACCGGCACCCAGACCATCAAGGGAGACGCAAATCTCGTGGCCGCCAACATCAAGAAGGGCGTGAGCATCTTCGGTGTTGCGGGGACTAACGAGGGAGAAGATATCGTTCAGAAGGTGATGAACGAGGGGACAAAAGCGAATGGGGCGGAAGATAAGATAACTATTTCAGTTTCTCCAGGAACAATAGTCCATTTTGTGATTGAAGACCACTCAACGTTTGCCTCCTATGATGAGACTGTATATTTCAAATTCAATGTAGAAGCAGACACGAAAAAAAGTTATGCCTTCCTAAAATCACCGACTGGGTCCGGACGACCAGATAGAGATGACTGGAGTGCTGTTATATTTAACCAGCCGGAAGCGGCGGAAGAGATCAGAGTCTCTGTTCGGGATCAAGATGGAACACTTTGGAGTTTTGACGATGCAAACACCGAGCTCTGGTATCTCGTAGAGTAAGGAGTGGTGACGCCATGATATACGTCAACGGAAAACCAGTAGCCGGATTTGGCTCCGGGAAGTCCCGGCAGTTTTCGGTCTCACTCCCTGCCAGTGGGTGGATCGAGAATGAGCAGATAGTGAGCAACGACCTGTTCAAATCCAGTGGCTACGCATATCTGTCAAACCCTGATTCGGATTCCTATCTAGCGTGGGTCTCTTCGCAAGTTCGGCCGGAGGATGAAGTAGCGGTGGATGGGAAGGCGGTGTTTATCTGTGCGGAGGCCCCTGCGTCAGATATCACAGTCAACATCATCCGCATGGAGGTAAAAGATGGGCAGTAAATTTTTGACGATGGTTAGCGGCGGCGCAGGAGGCGGAATCAAGCTGGAGAGCATTTCCATCACCACACCGCCTGAGAATATCACATATCTCCCCGGAGAGGTCTTTGACCCTGCGGGGATGGTGGTCACGGCGTCGTACTCCAACGGGGCCACCCTGACGGCCACCGGCTGGACCTACTCCCCCAGCGGAGCACTGCCCGAGGGGACGAATGAGGTGGAGATCATCTACACCGAGGCCGGGGTGACAAAGACCGCCGTGCAGGCCATCACTGTGGAGCGTGGGACCATCTCTGTGCCCACGGTATCCGGGAGCCTTACATACAATGGACAAGCCCAGAGCCCCACCCTGACGGGCTACGATGCAGACAAGATGGTCCTGTCCGGCGACACGTCCGGCACGAATGCTGGGAGCTATACAGCGGTGGTCACCCCAACAGCGCAGTACAAGTGGGCGGACGGGGGCACGGAGGCGAAGGATATCCAGTGGTCTATTGATAAGGCCACCCCCAGCATCACGTTTGACCCGGAATCTGTGAGCCTGGATACCTCCACCACATCTCAGGCGGTGGCTGTCACCTACACGGGGGACGGGACTCTGTCCGCACAGTCTGATAACTCCGGCGTAGCTACAGCATCCCTGGAGGGGACCACCCTGACAGTAACAGGCGTGGAGACCGGCAACACGGCCATCCAGGTATCGGCCAGCGAGGGGACAAACTACACGGCGGCCAGCGCCTCTCTGAGCGTGGCGGTGCAGTTTGCGATTATCATTCCGGTGGTGCCGAGCCAAAGTGGGACTCTTACCTATAACGGAAGCGAACAGTCACCATCCTGGAACAACTACGACCCGGAGCAACTGACCATTAGTGGAGTGACCCCCGTGGTCAATGCGGGTGGTTATAACGCAATATTTACCCCTAAGCCCGGATATCAGTGGTGGGATGGAACGACTGAGTTTAAAACTGTGGAGTGGACGATTAGGAAGGCAAACAACAGCATCTTGTTATCACCTCTTGGCAAAATTATCCTTAACGCAAATAATAAATCGGTTACCTATACAGTGAGCGCACAATTTGGTGGAGACATAAGCGTATCGTGGAACAATCCAGATTACTCACAATATGCAAGCTTTTCGGTCAATGAAGAAAATAAAACGGTCACAGTATTGGCAAAAAAGGAACTACCAAATAATCAAAACTATATTTCTTTGCGTTTTACATCTGAAGAATCCGAAAATTGGAATTCTTGGGCCGTTTCATCATCAATTGATATCGAATCCCTCACCTCCGTCTTCGGCGTCTCCTGGGACAGTTCCAACCCATCCACCGCCCTGACCCGTCTGACCAAAGCCAACGATCCCAACAAGCTGGTCACTGTGGACATCACAACCGAGCCCGTACCCGCAGTTGGGGCAGGCTCAGGCTCCTCACCATTCGATAACTATATGCCGTGGATGGGTATGGAAAAGACATTTATACATGTTACGAGCGGGGATGTAGATCCCGATCCTTCCATGTCCGGTATTTATTGGCTTGCCTTCGTTAAAATACCGGAGTTTTACTACAAAGTCGAAAAGAGTGGAAATATTTTTCGGTATTACGTTGCAGATGGATCATTAGACGGATTTGCTTTGCATCCTGGAAGTGGATGTTATGTGGCAAGATATGAAGCATCCGCTTACGGGACCTCGATAAATAGATTAGCGAGTCAATCTAACGAAACTCCGCTGACAGGGCTTACACGAGAAGGATTTAGGGGAAGACGCGGCGAAATGGCCCCCGGCTTCCAGCTCTACGACTTCGCCGCATGGTGCGCTGTTGGTCTGCTGTATCGGGTAGAATTTGCCGATTGGGATAGTCAAGAGAAGATAAATCGTGGAATCGTCAACGACAGCTCTGTCCACAAAACCGGCGAGACTGACGCCATGGTCTATCATACTGGAAGGGCGGCGGGAGGTCTTATAAATACTGCCGCGGTTCAGTACCGTTGGATTGAGAACCCGTGGGGGAATGTCCGTGAGTTTATCGATGGCATCAACTTTAATAACATGTCCGCATACATCTGCACCAATCCGGCCAACTACGCCGACGACACCACCAACAACTATACTGCCGCCGGCGTCACTCTCTGCTCCTCTGGCTGGATCAAAGGCATGGGGCTCAGCAACACATTCCCATGGGCCTTCCTCCCAGATGCCAATGGAGGCAGCGAGACTACCTACATCCCGGATTACATGTACTCAAGCTCTGGGCGGAATGTGCTTAATGTCGGGGGTTACTGGACGGGTGCCTCGGGTGCCGGCCTGTTTAGCTTCAATGCGAACTTCGACTCATCGGTTAGCAGCAATGCCACAGGCGCGCGTCTCCAGTTCCGGGAGGTGAAAGCATGAGAGTAAGAGGCGATAACAACCCCGGCACGTTCTCTGTGGAGGCTATGCCCAATAAGCCGGGCTGGTGTCTGGTACGGTTCTATGAGAATGTCGAAGAATACCATGAGCAGCTGGACGAGACCACCATCACGGGCTGGGAGTATGACGAATATCACCTGGAACAGCCCACCATCTCCCAGGAGGATATCGAGGGCAACCTTGAGGTCTATCTGAGGGCGGCGAAAGAGGCCGAGGTCACCCCAGAGAGCCGCCTGGAGGATGTGGAGCAAAACAAGGCAGACAAGCAGGAGGTCGCCGCAGTATGGGACAGCATGGCGGCGGCGTACCAGGAGGGGGTGCAGGAGGCATGATGACGAATCAGGAACTCATTCTGGGCATAATGCGCGCCCAGGGCAAGGCCGACGCGCTGGATCTCCGCGCCCGAGCGCCGGAGCTGGACGGAACGGCCATTATCGCAGAGGAGGCCAAAGTGCCGCAGTTCGACGGCACGAAGGATTACTCCGGCTGGGCCATCGGCTCCCCCGTGTGGGAGGAGGTCAACGGAGAGCGGCAGGTATTCACCCTGCTCCAGCCCCACAACGCCAGCCACTACCCCGGGAGCACCCCGTCCAATACGCCGGCGCTGTGGTCGATCCGGCACACCAAAGACCCCTCTAAGGCAAAGGAGTGGCTGGCCCCCAACGGCACCAGCGGCATGTACATGTCTGGGGAGTGCTGCGTGGACGGCGGCGTAGTATATCGATGCCTGACGGACAACACCGTACATAGTCCAACAGATTACCCGCAGGCGTGGGAAAGGGTATAAAAAATCCCCCCCTGTACGGATAGGAATACAGGGGGGAAACATCCGATTGTCGAAAAAAGGGGGTAACCTTTTCAGAGTTGGTCGGATGTGGCGTCATTATAGCACATCAAAAGAGGGCCTGCAAGAGGAGAGCAAAAATTTTGTCGAAATGGAGATACTTAGCTGATGGACGATAAATGCTTGATTGACCCACAGAGGGATTGCCTTGGACTCCAAAAGGCAAACATGCTGGAGCGGCAGATGGAGAAAATGCAGGAGCAGGCAAGAGATACCCACAATAAGCTGTTTGACCGAATAAGAGACCTGGAAAAAGCGGAAGCAGCCAGGAACGAGCAGTACGAGAACATCATGGGAAAGCTGGACAAGCTGATCGCTTGGCAGGAGGCAGAACAAGCGGCCCCAAAGAAGAGATGGGATTCCATCAAGGATAAGGCCATCTGGGCTGTATTGGCCGCAGTGATTGCTTTCCTGCTGGGAAGGATCGGCCTATGAGCACGCAGATGATCCTGGCCGTTGTAGCGGCGTTCTCGCTGGCCTGCGTGTTCTGTCTGGGGCTGTGGTGGCTGTCCACCCACCGGTCCAAAAGGGGTCGCACAGAGACCATGAAGGCTATCGTCTGGCTGTGTCTGTGCAATGGCTGCGCCTGGGTGTGGTGCTCCTATCTGCTGGCCTACCTGGGCCGGACAGAGATCGCTGAGAGCCTGTCCCAGGTGGCTCTCACAGAGATCATTGGAGTGGTCCTGGCTTATGCCATCAAATCACTGGTGGAGAATCTGAGCAAGAATAATAATTGGCCCGATAAGGCCAGAAAGGATGAAAAAGATGCCTGAATCTATTTTGAAGCGTTTAGCTGCCCTGATGTCCGTCAAGTCCGTGGTCACGCTGGTCTTGACCGGTGTGTTCGCCTATCTGGCCGTCACCGGACAGATCGCCCAGGACTTCATGACCGTCTATGCGGTGGTCATTGCCTTCTATTTTGGGGCCCAGTCCCAGAAGGTGCAGGATGTGTTGACAGATGGAACGGAAGATAGCCCTACGACCATCACAAACTATTACCAGCTTCCCACTGAGGAGGGAGAAAATGCCGACAGCAAATGATATTCTGGAGATCGCCCGGTCGCAGATCGGGACCAAAGAATCCCCTGCCAAAAGTGATAATGTGAAATACAACACTGCCTACTATGGAAGAGCAGTCTCGGGCGGTGGATATCCCTGGTGTGCCGTGTTCGTCTGGTGGGTGTTCCGGGAGGCCGGGGCCTCTGACCTGTACTATGGCGGAGATAAGACCGCCTACTGCCCCACGCTGATGTCCTTCCACAAGAAGCAGAAGGTGACTGACTACCGGCCGGGAGACATCGTGTTCTTCAACTTCTCCGGCAGAAGCTCCGCCGGACATGTTGGCATCTGTGAGAGCTGGGATGGGACCTACATCACCACCATTGATGGCAACACCGGAAGTGCCAGTGAGGACAACGGAGGGGCGGTACTGCGCCGCCGGAGACACAAGAAATTCATTGTGGGGGCATATCGCCCCGAATATCAGGAGGATGATAATATGACTCAGGATCAGTTTAACAGCTTTATGGACAACTATTTGAAAGCGAAAGCGAAGGAACCGGCCAGCGACTGGGCAAAGCCGTTTATTGATACGGCAATCGATGTCGGAGCTATGACCGATGTGGGCGGGACGATCGAGCGGCCCAAGTCGTGGATGACCCGTGAAGAGCTGTCCGTGGTGGTTGCAGCGCTGGCAAGGAAGGGATAAAGAAAGGACGTGGAGCATGGGCGGAAAAGTGAAGCTTCCTCCAGAATTGGCTGACCTTTTACGCTCTGATCTGGAACGTTCGATTTACGAGGCGGCCCTGCACCGGGACGACGATTTGATTGCTAGACGCTGTATTATTGAAAAATCAGCACAAGTCGATGTTGCGGCTGAGTTGGGCTGGGATAGGTCAACGGTATCCCGTCACCTTTCGTACATAATGGATGAAGTGAAGCGGGCTGCAAATAAAATCGTGCAAAAAAGAGGAGTCGGGAATTGACCCGGCTCCTTGACTTTTAAGTGTGTTTTTTGCGTGAGCGATATACGCATGTGCTGTTGTCTCCATGGTCATCGTCGTACCACAAGATGTTATATACTGAACCAGTCAAAAAACCATATATCCGAAGCTGCCCGCCCAACCTTAAAGAATGAAGAGCCTCTTCTTCTATATGAAGCGCCGCCAAGCGGTCTCTGGCAGACTTGTTCAACTCCGCTGTATCCGCTCCGTGATTTTGCTTTTTTGCTGCTATGAATATCTCACTCCAAGTCATACTTTCAAAGTCTTGTAACTTGGGGAGAATTGTTATCCAGAACTCATGGGAAAGGCGATTTTCGTGAAAAGACCACCTGACGCTTGGTTCGGTGTCACAGGATGCAAGCCGCCACGATGGGTGTTCTCTCATAATACTGTCTGGATCTCCACCTTGCTTGATACCAGACGAAGGATTTCCACCCTGACGGATACTGGTTTTCGGGTCCCCGCCGCGACTGATTCGCTTAGAGTCCGCCATAATACATAGCCATACTTTCTTTTGTGATCAATTCATTGCAGGACGCTCCATAAGGAATGCCATTTCGCGCTTCCTTCCAAGGGGCTTCCATGTGGGTGAGTTGGCTAAGCCACTGGGCGTTTTTGTCCCCATAATAATCCAAGACTTTGTTGACTGTGTCTTTCTGTTGATTGCTCAGGTTTTCACTGTTCCCTTTCATACCATCGGCGGAAACTGCAAATTGACCTTTGCTGTGGAAAAACAAAGGAGGACAAACTGGCCCATTCGCCCATGCCTCAAAATCTTCATCGAACAGGGGCGCGTCATCCCACACCAAAGACCATACCTGCGCATAGTAGCATAGTTTTTGGAGTTTCATAGTGGACATTTTCCCGCGCTGTTCCAAGATATATTTCGCTGCGTCAAAAACTGTTGCCATGTCGATGCGCCTCCTTTCTCTACATAGTATATGCAAGATTTACAAATTTGAGCCGTCTGCTGCAACAGAACGGCTCATGGATGTTTGAGGGCTAAGCCCTCGGCCCTGTAAGTCTTATGTATGTGGCAACCGTCTGGGTTTCTACACTTTTATTATACCCCAAAGAAAACGAATGTCAATTATGCAGAGTAACGAAGTTACGTCGTTACGTATTTCACACAAATTCCACATAACCCCCACACAACTCCCGCATGGATACCACCCATGCGGGAATTTTTTATGCGACAATATATCCATGGAGGACGTGGGGATCAAGGGTTGGTACACGTCGCCGCCCTCCTCACGGACTCCTGATTTTTACGATAAAGGACGTGTGATATATGACCCCGGTAGAAAGGCTGGTGGCTGCCGGCATCCGACCGGACTGTGCCGCCGAGAGTGTGATGTGGTATCAGGCCCAGGGGGATGACTATGGGCTCCAAAAATACTTGGACGAGGTAGAAGAGAGACATGCGCTACATACATTACAACCCCAATCCTGCGGGTCGGAACGTGGGGGACTGCACTGTCCGGGCGCTGTCTAAAGCTCTCGACCAGGAATGGTACACCACTTACCTGGGACTTTGCGTGGAGGGCGGCCTGATGGGGGACATGCCCAGCGCAAACGCCACATGGGGGTCATATCTGCGGCGGCACGGATTCCGCCGGGAATTGGCCCCGGAGGATGTAACCGTCTCGGAATTTGCAGACGGACATCCGCATGGGACATATATCCTGGCGCTGTCCGGCCATGTGGTGTGTATCCGGAATGGGGTGCTTTATGATTCCTGGAACAGCGAAAATGAGATCGTTTTGTATTACTGGCAGAAAGGATGATTGACGTGGCCTATACACCTTACTATCCGGGCTATCAGCCCATGTATTACCAGCCGCCCATGCCGGATCAGCTGGCCCAGCTTCGTGTGTCTCAGTTTCAGCCCGCGCAGCAACCGCAGCAAGCCCAACCTTCTATTGTCTGGGTACAGAACGAAATGGAGGCAGCTAACTATCTAGTTGCGCCAAACTCCGCTGTAACGTTATGGGACAGCAATGCCCCTGTTGTGTATCTGAAGCAGGCGGACGCAAGCGGCAAGCCCAGCATGAAAACCTATGACCTCGTAGAACGCACGCAGAGATCCGCACAGGCTCCGGCGGCCCCGTCTATTGAGTATGCCACTAAGCAGGACCTAGATGCTTTAGCGGCCCGTGTAGAGGCTCTTACAGCGAAGAAACAGACTACTAAAAAGACGGATACAAAGGAGGATGCGGAATGAATCCCTTTTTCCAGGCGATGGGCGGAAGCAGACAGCCCAACATGATGCAGCAATTCCAACAGTTCATGCAGCAGATGAAGGGCAAGGACCCTAACGCCATGATACAAGAGATGGTATCATCTGGCCGCATTTCCCAAGATCAGCTTAACCAAGTCCAGAAACAAGCCCAGCAGATGTCAGGGATGTTTGAGGGGATGAGGGGAATGTTTGGTAAATAACTTCAATCAAAATCCCGGCCGGGTTTTGAAAATAAATCTACAAAGGAGATAACACAATGAGTCTTTCTTCTGACGGCGCTGTGATGACCATGCCGGTTACTCCCGCCTATCAGGGCGGAAACGGCGGTTTCGGCGGCTGGGGAGGCGATTGGGCCTCCTGGATCATCCTGTTCCTGATCTTCGGCATGTTTGGCTGGGGTGGCTATGGCGGCGGCTGGGGTGGTAACTCCGGCAATGGCCTGGGCTCTCCCTCCGGTCAGGGCTGGGCGACCCGTGCGGACATCAATGAGGGATTCGCCCTGAATAACCTCCAGAGCGGCATCAATAGTCTCCAGCAGGGGATTTGCAATCTGGGTTATGACCAGCTTGCCCAGATGAACGGTATCAACACCAATATCCTGAACACCGGTTTTGGCATCCAGAACGCCATCCAGGCAAACACCGTGGCTGGGATGCAGAATACCAACGCTCTCCAGACTCAGCTTGCCGAGTGTTGCTGTGACCAGAGAGCCGCCACACAAGATTTGAAGTACACCATCGCCACTGAGGACTGCGCCACCCGGAACCTGATGCAGTCCAACACTAGGGACATTATCGACAGCCAGAACAACGGTATCAATGCCATCATGGGCAAGCTGGCTCAGATGGAGTACAACGGCCTGAATGACAAGTATCAGGCGGCTCTTGCCGAAAACCAGGCGCTCAAGTTCCAGGCTTCCCAGGCGTCGCAGAACGCTTTCTTCACCGCCAATCAGGAGGCCCAGACTGCTGAACTGATTCGTCGCATCAATCCCATGCCTGTTCCTGCCTATCAGGTGCCCAATCCTTATGCTGGATGTGGGTGTAATCCCTGCGGCGGCTGCTGCTAAAACCCAATACATCAACTGTCCGATAAATTCGGACTGTTCGGCCCCGTGCCGATTTTGAACCATGCGGCGGGGCAATAGCCTCGCCGCTTATTTTAACAGCCTCGATTTCGAGGCATTTAAACGGGTCGATTTCGACCCCTTTAGAAAGGAATGATTTTTTTGGCCGAGTACACAAATAGCGCAATCGTAACCGTTGCCGCTGGTCAGAACGTGCCCTTTACTGAGGAGACCAACACGAGCAAGCCCTGCATTGTGCATCGAGAAGGGGCTGGGCTTGTAACTCTTCGTGGGCTCACCAACCAGTGCCGGGCGAAATTCAAGGTCTCATTTGGGGCGAATATCGCTATCCCCACCGGTGGGACTGCGGAGGCTATCACGGCGGCGATCTCTATCAATGGAGAAGCCCTGAACGCCTCCACCGCTACTGTAACCCCGGCTGCCGCGGAGGATTTCTTCAATATATATGTCTCCGCTGTGGTAGACGTTCCCCGTGGCTGCTGCGTCACGGTAGCCGCAAAGAACACCAGTACACAGCCCATTCTGGTTGCCAACAGTAATTTTATTGTTGAGCGCATCGCGTGAAAGGAGCAGGATCATGGAATACATGTACGAACTGAAAGAAAAGCTTTGCCAGGAGCTGGACGAGATCGCTCGAAAAGGTGAGTTGGGTGCTGGTGATCTGGAGATCGTCCATAAACTGACTGACACCATTAAGAATCTCGACAAGATTGAGATGTTGGAGGATGACGGATACTCTCAGGAGGGCTACAGCCGGGAGGGCGGAAACTCCTATGCACGTGGCTCCAGCTATGCCAACCGTGGCAAGCATTACGTCCGGGGCCATTACTCCAGAGATGGGCGCGGTGGTTATAGCCGTGACGGGCGCATGGGAGGATATAGCCGCCATGATGCCAAAGAGGCCATGATGGAGCAGGCCCACGATATGATGGACAGCGCGACCAGCGAGCGTGAGCGTGAGGCTATCCGCCGGTTTATGGCTGAACTGGAGCGGGACTGATAGGGGGTGACCCCTTTGCTTGACCGCAAAGAGATAGATATTGAGATTGCCCGGTTGGAGTATGGGGAGAGTAGCTACCCGGCCTATGCAAAGCTAGCCAACCTCTACACCATCCGCGACCGCATGGACCGGGAGGAACGCCAAGTGTCCTATGAGACGTCCTATTCAGCTGCACCGGCGACTGCCGAGTTTTCCGCGGCAGTTGAAAGCTACGGAGACAGCGACTTCTTGCGAGCATTATATGGAAAGGAGCAGGCGGACGCTTGGGCCGTCATGGACGACCTGATGGATACACTTCATACTGTTAATCCACGGGTGTATGAGGGTGTCATGAGGAAAATTAGAGCGCTATAATGTTACATCCTGGTTACTAACAAAACTGGAGATAACGAAAAAAGAGAAAACCCTAGAACCGTTGAGGCTCTAGGGCTTTCTCTGGTGACCCAGCGGAGATTCGAACTCCGGACACCCTGCTTAAAAGATATATCTTTTAATTGTTTGATATGAATTGAAGTGTGTTTATCCAGTGTTTTCAATTGTTTTCATGCATCATAATTATTTTAAATCAAGCAGGGATGTTTTTGGTAACTAACAAATTACTAACATTTTTCCAGTGCCTTTACTAATGTATCCACATCTATGTGCGTGTAAATATTTGCCGTGGTTGAATAGTCTGCGTGTCCTAGTATTTTTTGTAGGATCTCTGGGGCGACGCCCTCTTTAACTGCCCATGATGTAAATGTGTGTCGAGCTGCATGGGGAGTAATACGAGGTATCCCAAGCCTATCCAGCAACGGGTAATAATCTCGTCGGCGAAAGTTAGCCACAGTCTTTTGTCCGACATAACCAGACAGCAAAGTGGAGCCGTTAGCCTGGGCTTGAAAATATGAGAAATAGTATCGACCCTCTGGGCGGATAGGTATCACGCGGTTTCTCCCAGCCTCAGTTTTTTCTCCTCCCACAACATAGTTACCGTGACAGTCCGCAACTTCCAGGCTGAACAGCTCCCCTATCCGCATCCCTGTATAGATTAGCATAAGAACGATTTTTGCAGCCTCACTATTATCGGCTTCCAGTTTCGCAACGTCCTCTTCGGTGAAGATTTCTTTTTCTTTTCTCACACTTTCTGGGACTCTGACAAATTTTGCAAAGTTGGTGGTACATATCTCTTCCCGAATGGCCCATTGTGACATTTGAGTCAGCAATTGTTTATACTTTGAAACAGTGGAGTGTGACTTCTTCATGTGTGGATCAAGTACGGTCTGGAAATCCGCCGTTCGAAGATCTCGAAACTTTTTACCGTGCAATGTGGAAAATACATCGAAAGCCCTGCTATAACTCTCCACACCTTTCTCACCGATTTCTTTGAAGTGCTCCTCTTTCCATGCCTCAAACACTTCGGCGAAGGTCATGTTGTACCGTTCCGTCAAATCCTTTCCAGAAAGCCGCTCCAAGGACTCCAAAGCATCTGTTTTCTTCTCATAGTAACCGATTACTACCTTGTTCTTTGCGGCCACCCATGGGCGCTTCCTACGTCCCTGGAGCTTGTACACGGTTCCAGTGCCATTAGCCCGCTTCAATGCTTTTCGCTTCTCTTTGACCTGTTTTTTCCCACACATCGGGCAATACAAAGCCCCATTAGGCAGATGTGCACTACACTTAATACAATCCATTGACAGTTTCCCTCCTATCATGTAAAATAGAAGGGCAGATTGCCGACCATAGCTTCTGCCCCCCTTCCCTGCCCGGTGTTGGTAGCGCCGGGTGGGGATGTTAGTGTAAAATTATCGTTGGCAAAAGAAAAAGGGAAACGGTGAAACACCGCTTCCCTTGGGACTCCAAAATCAGTAGAATAGTGAAGTGAAAAAACACACCTACTGCAAAGGAGTTCCAAGGCAATGGTAACAAAATTAGAGACACAAGGCAAGCAGATTTTTCAGTGGGGCGAGAGATTTGTTGACATCGCCACACTGGAGAAGTTGGTGTACGAGGCCGTCCTTTTCCTTGGCCGCAACATCATGCGCCGGTGCATTGAAGAAGCAGACCGCATCCTCGCCCAGCAGCGGGACCGAGGGATGTACCGGGACAAGGGCTACCGGCCCACCACGCTCAAAACAGTGATGGGCGAGGTGGAGTACCAGCGTCATGTCTACCTGCTGTCCGGGGCCGCAGAGCAGCCCAGGGCAACGGTCTATCTGCTGGACCAGAGCATGGGCCTTGACACGGTTGGCCTTTTCAGCGATACTGTGTGTATGATGGCGGTGGAAGCGGCCTGTGCGGTGAGTTACCGGACGGCGGCCACCACGCTCAACGACCTGACCGGGCTGAACTTGAGCCACGAAAGCGTCTGGCGCATCGTCCAGAACGCCGGGAGTTGGGAGCAGGCCCGTGTGGACACCCTTGCGGCGGCAGCGAAGGCCGAGTGCGGGGCCGGGACCTACGAAACGCCGGTACTGTACGAAGAGATGGACGGCGTGTACCTTGCCCTACAAGGGAAAGACCGGCTGGAACACGGCCCCGGCAAGGAGATGAAGGTATCTATTGCCTACTCCGGGATCTACGAGGACGCCAGCGGGCGGCGAAGCCTTGCCAACAAGGTTTCTTACGCCAGTATGGAGCAGGCGGAACACTTCCGGCGCCATACCGAGGGTATAGTGGCAGACTTCTACGATTTGGATTGTGTGGAACAGCGGGTCTTTAACAGCGATGGAGCAGGCTGGCTCCAGAAAAACATGGTGCCAATGTGTATCTTCCAACTGGACCAGTTCCACCGGAATAAGGCCGTGCGTACCTATGTGGATGACCCCGATCTCCAGCAAACCATCCTGGGCCTGCTCCGCAAACGCAAGGTAAAGGAAACCCTTGCTGTGGTGGAGGCATCCATTGAAAGCACACTGGACCCTGACGAACAGGAGAAACGACGGAAACTGTTTACCTACTTCAGCAACCACAAATACGCATTAGTGCCGTACTACCGGCGGAAGGGAAAACAACCGCCGCTGCCCAACGAGGGCCAGAAGCCCGCCCGGTGCGGGAGCATGGAGAGCAACATCTTCACCATTATTGGGAACCGGATGAAGCACAACCGGACCTGCTGGAGCGTGGCCGGGGCCAACAACCTTGCGGCCCTGCTTGCCCTGCACCATACCGGCCACCTGCGGCGCGTTTTGCGTGATTGGACGGCTCACGGAGCCCCCTCCAGCCTGTTTACAGTGACGGAGCCGCTGACCGCAGCGGAGGCCAGCAGGCGGGCCAGGAATGTCTATATCCCTCCGCATCTTCTGTCTGCTGACAATCTCCACCCAGCCGCGAAACACTGTCTGACGACCTTCTTCCCGCTGTCCGAGATGTACGCTACTAACTGACAGCGGTGGTTGAGTGCGCTTGGCCCGGTTTACGCCGAGGCCATTCACCTTGAACAACACTTCTTACTGGCTCTGATTTTGGTGCCAGCCCCCCTTGCCAACGATTTTGTTACACATACGGTGGGGATTTTTTTCTTGCGTGCTATTTTTGACTGTGGTATAATTTTAGCATCTCCCAGGAAGGGTGGATGTACGCATGATACTACTTGATAGAAATATTAAGAAAATGCTGGTGAATGTAGAGAGTCTGGATGGGGCGCCAAAACCCTACATCAGCAACGGAATAGAGTCTTGCGTAACCAATATAGGTTATGACCTTCGTGCAGCTCATTTCATGAAGGACAACAAAGAACTTTTAGAGTGTTCGCTGGCTCCGGGAGAGTCTATTTTTGTTTCTTCGATGGAAGTTATTGGGTTTTCAAATGATATGATAGGCCGAGTTGTCCTGAAAAACAGCAGAATTCGCATGGGCTTAACAATGGATTCACCGGTTTATCAGCCTGGTCACATAACCCCAATTTATTGCAGATTGACTAACTTATCAAATGATAAAATTGAGTTAAAACAAGGCGATAAATATGTAACTCTAATATTTGAACAGCTAGATGAGGAGCCGGACACTCCGTATAGTGGTGCATTTCAAAATGAATTTTCGTTTAAGGGGCTTGCCGACTATAAATCAGAATACATAGACCAAATACAATCAATAGAGGGACAAATCCACGATATAAAATCTCTTGAAAAAAGTGTTTATGGGAATGTAATCACAATACTAACAATATTTATTGCAATTTTCAGTATTTTAAATGTAAATATTGGACTGATTCAAAAAAGCGTTTCTGGATGGACGTTTCTTTCATATAACCTGATTATACTTGGAGCTGTTGGCTTTTTAGCTGCTCTTTTAAAAGAATTTTTGCCGGCTCAATCTGAAAGAAAACATGGATTCTGGGCAATTCCAATTCTTTGCTTTGTTGCTTCTGCTACAATTTTTCTTTTGGCCTAATACTTTCCCCGCTCGGTGCATTAAACTGGGCGGGGCTTTTATTTCCCCCAAAACCCAAAGAACCTCTTCCTCCTCTTCTCTCTCCTGTCCAGCTCTTCGTTGATCTGCTCAGTCTGCTGGATGATATGCCGCAGCCCCTCCTCTGACATTCCCTTCCGGTGCGCCTGGGCGTACATCAGAAACACACGAGCTTCAGCACAGAACGAGTCATCGTCCAGGGACTTGATTCTCTCTACAGTCCATGAGGTGATATTTTCGGGGTTGAGATGGTTCATATTGATAAGACCTCTTTATTTTGTGAAGTAGTGTGTAGGGGCGTTTTCAAATGGTCAATATTGGGGCGGGGGATTTTTATTGCTTTTCCAGCATTTCTTCCAGCCTGTCTCGATCCCCCAAAAAGGCTTAATCTTACTATTTTAATAGTGGTAAATATTTTAGAGCGGAATTAGTTATACTTTGATCAAATTCTAATTGGGCATCAGATACTTTTCTCCTTCGCAGAGGCTTCCAATTTTTTTGTTTTGTCCGCAATTCATTTATTTTCTGCTTAAAGTATCTGGTATTTCCGGTATCAAACCTTATTAGTTCATGTAATAGATTTATTGCTTCCTCATATTTGTGTTCCTTTTCGTATGCGTCAGAAAATTTTGATAATAGCAGAAACGGATACATTGAAGTGAATTCTGAAATTTTCCATTTTGGAACAAGCGAATATGACCTTTCAAAAAATTCTATTGCTTGGCTTCTATACATAGCTCCTTCTTCTACAAATGAAAACGCACACCCTAATAGGTCAAATGGATTATCTGAATTATGATATTTTAATTCTGCAATTCTAAAAAGGACGTATCTCGGCTTATATGTTATAGGATAAGTTTCATTAACAAGGCCGAATCCGCGAAATCGTTCAGGATACTTTGAATTAACAACAGAGATGACTTCTTTTATTGTTTTATCTTCATGCTGAGAAAAGACGCGCATATCATACCTATTGTCTTCTCCAATTATGCTTTGTGATGAATCTTGAAAGTAAAACTCCGGGTCATATTTCTTTTTTTCGTGGTTATTAGCCGCTGATTTCACTTTTGCAATCGCAAGTAAATCTAACATACCCATAGAAATACCCTCTTTTTCTTATACCGCTTACCATAAGTTGGATTACTCCATAAAATTCATTTCACAACCCTTACAATATCCGTGGTGGTGTCCGTTAGACTTCACCATATAAACGTGGGCTTCTCCGCCACAGATTGGACAAGTAAAAACATAGTCTTTGTCTGGTTCTTGACAGACTCGATATGCCTCTCTCATGATTAGAACTGCCTTTTCAAACTGTTCTTTCAAGCGAATCACCACCCAAATATATCATCGTTATCTTGTCCCGGCGTCCACTGTCCCAGAACACGGCCCAAAGTTCTGAGGGAGGCAAATTCACCGACCAAAATGTCAGGGTATTCTTTATTTAGAGAAACGAGACGGACCTGTCCGTTTTCGTGATCTATTTTCAGCTTCTTGCAGTAGACTTTTCCGTCCAACACGAAAACGCCGATTTTCCCAGAGTCGATAGCTGGCATGGCCCGGACAAAAACCGTCCCGCCATCGTGGATACGAGGTTCCATGCTGTTCCCCTGGATACGCACCCCGAAGTCCGTTCCTTTGGGTATCGCATAATCAGGATATTGCTCCAGCCTATATTCCGGCTCATCCAGATAGTTCCCAAGACCTGCGGCGGCAGGCTCATCATAGACGTTGATCTCAATAAATCCATCACGGTTTTTTTGAGCTTTTGGAAGAGTGATGATTTTCCCTGTATCATCCTTTTGCTGGGTATAGTGGGACAGCTCTTTCTCCTCATAATTTAATATGGCCCGTACTGCCCCCTTTCCATGGGACGGCATTTTATCATAGCTGCGGGCTATTTTACGTGCCTCCTCCGATATGTCGGAGGAGGATTTTTTTGTGTCGTTATATGTTTGGCTTGACACACCGAGTAGATAATCAACCGAGACATTACAAGCCTGAGCAATCTTTACAAGAAGGTCAGACTTTGGATCATGCTTTCCACTCTCGTACCCGTGAAAAGTATTTGGTGCAACTCCAATAATTTCAGCAAGTTCCTTTTGAGAAAAGCCGGCCTTCTCTCTTGCCTCTTTAATATAAAAATTCATGATGACCTCTTTCCCGTATTACTATCTGACACCACAATCATATATCGTCTTTTTCTATAAGTCAATAAAAAAATTCTAGAAACTAGAAATATATTTCTGAAATACTCTTGACATATTCGAGATTCTAGATTATTATAAAGTTGTAAGTTCTAGGTTCTAGATTTTTTGGAGGTGAGAATTTGAAATGCAATATTGAGGCAGAGCGTGGAAGGCTTCAAATGACAAAAGAGGAACTTGCGGGAAAGTTACATATTTCCTCCAAAACATATCTTTCTTATGTCAGAGGGGATACGCCAATTCCTTCGGATGTCTTGCTGGAAATGTCCAAACTGTTTCGCTGTTCCACTGACTATCTGCTGGGCATCCAGCGGAACGATGAATAAGGGGGGAGGTGAGAAAGACGGAGAAGGCAAAAGAAGTCCTCGGAAAGCAGATGGAACCACTGTCCGAGGATTTAGGCAGAGAACTGAATTTGTCTGGTGATTCAACTGATATCGGCGTAAATTCAAAAATATATGCTGGGTCATTTTTCATAAGAGAGCCATTGAGCCATATTATTTTCGAATCACTATAACAGACAGATTTTTGTTTACGGAATTATCCAAGTCAGCAACAGGAGGTGACGACATGATCGAAGTATTGACCGCCGCAGAGGCAACGGAGAGGTTGAGGGCCGTAGGGCTCAAAATCTCACCGGAAACGCTACGGGATGGCATCCAGCAGGGAGTGTTCCCCTTTGGCGGGTGCATCATGAACGGGGACAAGGTGAAATGGTGCTACATTTACGTCAACCTGATGGAGAACTGGATCAAAGAACGAGAAAAGTAAATGCCCCCGCCCGTGGTGGCACACGGGAGAGGGCAAGAACCGATGACCAGTGAAATCATCCTGTCCCTTGTATTGTAACACGAGGGCGGGAGGAATACAAGGAGGAAATGTGAGACAGCTAAATGTTGATCCCGAATTTCGGGATAAGATACCACCTTTGTCAGCAGATGAGTTTTCCAAACTGGAAGAAAATATCGTCACTGATGGGGAGGTCCGAGAACCGCTTGTGGTGTGGCACAACACCATCATTGATGGGCATCACCGTTACAAAATCGTCCAGAAACACCCGGAAATCCCATTCAAGGTTAAGCAGATGGACTTCCCTGATAAGTGGGCGGCTATTGTTTGGATGTGCCGGAACCAGTTGGGACGGCGGAATATTACCAGAGAACAGCGCGATTACCTTCTATCTCAAGAGTACGAGGCGCAGTGCAAGACGGTTGGTGGAGACGGCTCAAACCAGTACGAGAAGAAAGAGCAATTAGATGAAAACCATCAAATTGCAAAAGGAGACACAAGAGCTGCAATAGCGAAGTCTCATAACATTTCTCAATATGAAGTTCAAAAGGCTGTTGAGTTTGGCCGTGGCCTGGACGCTGCCGAAAAGGTTTCTCCCGGCATCAAAGAGGCCGTCCTTTCCGGCTCTGTAAAAGCCCCAAAGTCTGTTATCTCTGAAATCCGCAATGCCCCGGAGGAAAAGAAGCGCGAGGCTGTCGAGGCGATCAAGAAGGGCGACACGGACACCGCGAAGGCGATTCTCCGCCCTATCCCAAAGGTTGAGCCGGAAGTCCCTCCTGCTCCATTTACCGTAGCGGAGTTTCAGGAGCTTATCCATACAGCTATCAAGGCACTGGATGCTTCTTTGAAACAGCATATGGTTCTTGTCCATCGGGAAATGCTTGATATTCCGTCTGGGCGTGACGCTGCTATGAAGGAACTGGACAGGGGCATTGAGGTCATCGAAAAATACAAAAACATGATAAGGATGGTGAGCGAGAATGGCACAGAAAATTGAAGTCCAGCTTTTAGACCTTAACACAAAGGACATTCTGATTGATGATCTTGGTCAAAGAGATGTAAACCGGAGACGGGCACAGTTCAACAAGATCATGCGTACATTCGACCCAAATCTCATCCAGCCTATAAGCGTTGCGCTAATTGATGGAAAGTATTACTGCTTTGACGGCCAGATGACTATGAAGGTCTTAAAGGCCAGAAACGCTGGTCGTGACCTCTGCGTAAAGTGTCGGGTCTATAACGGAATGACAAAGATGGACGCAGCTAATATGTTCATCAATCAGCGCGGCACTACTAGCAGAGTAACCCTGACAGACAAAATCAGAGTCCTCGGTAACTACGGAGATCAGAAATCCATCGACTTTCAGCGAATCACAGAGAAAAACGGGCTGGAAATTTCCTGGACTGGGAATAAGGCAAAGAATGCGGTGATTGCCGTTTCTACCATTTGGAACGAGTTTCTTACTTTCAATGACAACGAGTTATATGGATGTTTTATTCGAGTAATTAAGCAATCTTGGAATGGAGACCCCTCCGGTGCTCAGGCCCAAATCCTTCGTGGACTTGGACTGTTCATGAGGACATACAAAGGGCAGTTTAAAGAGGATATCCTAATTGAGAAACTGTCAAAGAAAAATCCGAATGATATCGTAAGAGATGCACAAGTGGATAGGACATCTGGAGCTAGAAAATACGCTGTCCAGATCTTGCTAGCTTACAACTTCGCTCAGAGAGAGGCCAACCGGTTGCCAAATCTCCTGTAAATAAAAGCGCCCCGGCCAGCGCACCATCGCCGACCAGGGCTAGCAAACCTGATTGAAAGCGGCAGTCAGGCTTGATAGAACAAATGTACCATGTTCTTTCGAGCCTGTCAAGAGGAAGGAGAAAGAATATGGATGAGAAAAGTACAATAAAAGACCTTGAGCGTCAGGCCAGCAACACTAAACTCCTGATGGACCGCTTGAACCGGGCGGCCTATGGCATGACGTTTGATGAGCTGATCCGGTATATGGGGAGGCGTGACGATGACGCCGAATGAGGCCATCCGCCGCATCACCCAGCGAGCTATGGAGCGGCACCGGCTCTCACAAAGGGGCCTTGCCCATGAGATCGGATGCGGCGAAGGCTCTATTGCAAAGATTCTGGACGAGCAGGAGGTTCGTCTCACTCAGGAGCAGTGGTTTTATTTGATGACGTTGGGAGGGAAGCAGCTTGCGTGACTGGATGCTCGTGGGCGCATACGCCTGCATTATTGTAGCAATGGCGCTGATAATTTGGGACATATGGGATAGGAGAAGGAAGAAATGAGAACACGAGAAGAGCGCCGCCAGAGGGCCCGAGAGGTCCGGTGGATGATCGGAATAGGAGCAATGCTCTGCCTGACCTTCTGGGGCGGTATGGCATTTGCCTTTTGGGTCATGGGATGAAGGTCCTTTTATATCCACTGAGGGACATCCAACAGAGCAGTCCTGTCGCCATATGCGCAAGATGCGGTGGCGAGATCTATGAAAAGTTTGCAGTTATGCCCGGTGAGCTGTGCCGGGAATGCTGGAAGGAGAAGAAATGAATCTATATGAAATTGACCGGGCCATGCAGGCTCTGGTTGACCCCGAAACTGGAGAGCTTATGGACTATGAAGCCTTTTCTGAGCTTCAAATGGACCGAGATTCTAAAATCGAAAATATGGCACTCTGGATCAAGAATCTGACCGCAGAGGCAAAGGCCATCAAGGAGGAGATGGACAATCTCCAGAAACGCAGGAAAACTGCTGAGAACCGTGCTGAGGGCCTAAAGCGGTATCTTTTTGAGGCCCTAGATGGTGAGAAGTTCCAGACGGCCAGGTGTTCCATCTCCTACCGAAAGAGCACGGCATTGGAAGTAGATGATCCCTCCTCTGCTGCTGACTGGCTTGATGGAAACGGATACCCCGATTTTGTGATTTATTCTGCGCCATCCTTGGACAAGCGTGGGGTCGCGGACCTTCTGAAGCAAGGCGTAGAGGTCCCCGGTGTGGAGTTGGTGGAACGGAAATCCATGACAGTGAGGTGAGCGCATGAGGACGTTCCGATTGCTTACTGAACAAGAGATCGAATGCAGGATATCAGAGATCGCAAAAAGCGGTCAATATCTGAAGCTGCTCCTGTACAAGACGGCTAGAACCGATGCGGCGATCCTGGATGAAACGTTCGGGCCGATGAATTGGCAGAACAAATACGAAGTCATAGACGGTAAAATGTATTGCTCTATTGGAATTCTTGACTCCGAAACTCGGGAATGGGTATGGAAGCAGAACGTAGGAACAGAGAGCAACATGGAGGCGGAGAAGGGACAGGCCAGCGATGCCATGAAACGGGCGGGATTTGTTTGGGGCATTGGGACCGAACTTTATTCAGCCCCCGAAATTAAGATCCCGGCAGCAAAATGCACCATCAAAGAATACAACGGAAAATATAGATGTTACGACAGCTTTGACGTGGAAAAAATCGTATACGACAGCAAAGAGCATATCAGTGGTTTGTCCATACGGTGCAATGGAAAGAGGTGCTTTGTGTGGCAGCAGACTTGATGAATGAGCTTTGGCAAAAGATCAAGATGTTGGATGCAGCCATTACGGAGCTGAAAAGCCGTGGACGTGCTGCTGCCCAGGCGGAACGAGATTATCGGGTCGAGCTTGCCAAAAGAATCCTGTCAGAACGAGATAAGGGGACGCCTGTAACTATTATTTCGGATGTCTGCCGGGGAGACCCGACCATTGCGGGCATGAAATTCGAACGAGACGTTTCTGATGTGGTATATAAATCGGCCCTGGAGGCTGTAAACGGGTACAAGCTCCAAATTAGGATTTTAGACGCACAGATAGAAAGGGAGTGGGGACATGCATCGTCAGACTAGGGCAACATCCATTCCGGTGAAGGTAAAGGCTGCTGTGGCCAAAAGAGACTGTACCAACGGACCGGCAACCTGTATCCTCTGCGGTGCTCCTGGCGGTCCCCACTGTCATGTGGTGCGCAGATCTCAGGGCGGAATGGGGGTCGAGGAGAACATCGTCACGCTCTGTGATAAATGTCACTATGCTTTTGATGAAGGACTGTTTATGGACCGGCTTCGCCCGTTGGGATTTAACAGCCAGGAGGACATCCGTACTTATATCATCGACTACCTCAAAGGATTTTACCCTGACTGGAGCGAGGAGAAGGTGAGGTACAAAAAATGGGACTGACACAGTGTGAGCGAGTGCTGCACTATATGGAGGACTTTGGGACCATCAACCCCATGCAGGCCATTCAGGACCTTGGATGCTACCGTCTGGGGGCCCGTATCTGGGACCTGCGTCATGCTGGACATCCTATTTCCCGCCGTATGGTATCAGGAAAAAACAGGTATGGCGATAGTGTCAGCTATGCCGAATACAGATTGGAGAATAGAAATGCTTAACCATATCACTATTATGGGACGTTTGACCCGAGATCCAGAGCTCCGGCACACCCAGACCGGAACGGCTGTGGCCTCCTTCACTCTGGCGGTGGACCGGGATTTTAAGGACAAGGCTACTGGAGACTGCACTACCGATTTTATTGATGTGGTAGCCTGGCGGCAGACCGGCGAGTTTGTCAGCCGCTACTTCACAAAAGGTCGCATGGCCGTGGTAGATGGCCGCCTTCAGCTCCGTGGCTGGACGGACAAGGACGGCAACAAACGCCGGAGTGCTGAGGTCATTGCAAGCAATGTCTACTTCGGGGACTCCAAACGAGATCCTGGGTCCGATGCTCAATATGGAAATGATGACCAGGAGCAGTTTTCTGAGCTTACAGATCAGGATGGAGAACTCCCGTTCTGAGGGGGTGAAATACGATGGCAAGGGAATATTTCCCGGCCTATCACAGCTACCTGGAGGTAATGGAAGCCCTCACAGACGCTGAGAAGGGGCGACTTTTTACGGCTTGCCTATTATACAGTAAGACGGGAGAAGTGCCGCAGCTCAGTGGGAATGAGCGATATCTGTTTCCAGCCTTCAAGTCTCAGATAGACCGGGATAAGAAGTCCTATGATGAGTATTCCGCCGCCCAAGCAGAGAAAGCGAGAAAGCGGTGGGATGCTGCGGCATGCAACGGCATGTCCGGCAATGCCGAAAATGCCAAAGAGAAGGAGAAGGAGAAGAAGAAAAAGAAGGAGAAGGAGAATAATACCCCCCCAAGCCCCCCCAAGGGGGGCGGGGATGTGTTTGCCGAGTATGCTGGGGAGAACAGAGAGCTTTTGGCTGCGCTTCGGGACTTTGAGCAGATGCGGAAAAGCATAAAGCGTCCCATGACAGACCGGGCAAAGCGGCAGCTATGCACGAAGCTGGATGATGCGGCGTCAGGCTATGAGCGCATCGAACTTCTCAACGAGGCGGTCCTGCACTGCTGGCAGTCAGTCTATCCTAAGCAAGCGCAGGCAGAGAATACTCGAAAAAAGACGTTTGCTGAGATCGCAGCGGGAATGGAGGGCCAGACATGACGCTACAGGAGACCGCACAGATCATGGATATCCTGACTATCGCATATCCGCAGTTTTACAACGGGAAAAATGCGCCTGATCCTCAAAAGGCACTGATCTTGTGGTCAAGCATGTTTGCGGACGATGATGCGGCGGTCGTGGCCGCTGCAATAAAGGCGCTGATCGTCTCTGACCCTGGAAATTTTCCGCCTAGCATTGGGACCGTCAAGGCAAAAGTCAGACAGATCACCGCTCCACAGGAGCGGACCGAAGGAGAAGCTTGGGCGATCGTTGCAAAGGCCGTTCGCAAGCTGGACTGGAACGACCCGGAAAAGGCATATCGGTCGCTCCCGAACGACATCCGGAGATGTGTCAATGACCCATCTGTCCTGGTCGATTGGGCAAAGACGGATGAAAACACGTTTTCGACCGTAATTGCATCAAATTTCCAGCGCAGTTACAGAGCCAGACGGGCGGCAGACCGGGAGTATGATGCGCTCCCGCCGGATATCAAGGCCATGATAGGGTCGATGACAGAACAAAAGAGCCTGGAGGCAGGGAAATGCTGAGTTTTATTATCAACTACCCAACGACCAAAAAAGGGAAGTCAGAATGGAACCGAAGATTTGGCCTGAACGCCTATTATGCGGGCAAGCATCCACAGAAGCGGCGGAAAGATGCCGAAGAGCTCCACATGATCGCCCGAGCAGCTATGCATAAAGCTGGGATCAGGAACAGGATGCTAGACAGACCGGTGAAGGTAAGATTTTATTGGGATGACGGCCTGGACTGCGATAATCATGCGGTTTTAGGGAAAGCGTTTCTGGACGCAATGAAAGGCTACATATTACCGGATGATAACCGGAAATGGGTCAAGATGGTGTCGCATGAGTTCTGGGATGGGGGCGCGATCAAGGTCGAGATCATGCCGGGAGGAAGGCCATATGCATGAAAATCCATGTTGGACCTGTCAGAAAGCATGCGGAGGGTGCTCCTGGAGCCGCAGCTTCTCTCCGGTGCCGGGCTGGAGGGAGTGAGTGTATGACCTGGAGAAAAATCGATGGCTATCAATACCCTTACCGCATTAACGAGGAGGCCCAGGTCCAGAAGTGGGACGGAAAACAGTGGATCGATATCAGGGCAAGAATCAGCGGAAACCGGGCGGTGGTCTACCTGCGGACAGTGGAAGGGAAACAGTACAAGGCGGCTCTTGTGCGGCTAATGGATGATGCCTTTTGGGAAGGCCGGGCAAAGCGGGATGGACTACATATCACACACCGAAACGGCGTCAAGCTGGATTGTGAGCTGAGAAATCTTGTTGCGGTCAAACCAGGACAGGCTGGGCGAAAATATCATGGACGGCCCCATAAAAGGCCCGTTATTCGCCTGGACCTGCACGGGAATGAAGTGATATATCCAAGCGTCACCGATGCGGCCAGGAAGAACAGCTTGTCTATCTCTGCTATGGACAGGAGGCTATACCATGGTGTGCTAGACCCCAGAGGATATCGGTTCGAGCTTTTGAATCAGCGTAGAAAACGAAAGGAGAAAACAGCATGATCGAGGACGTTCGGGCTGCCCTCCTGGGCGACCACGAGGCGGCGAAGCGGCTGACGGATGCGGGGGTGTTGCTGCCGTGTATGTGTGGCGGAAAAGCCGGAATTGTTTGTTTTGAAAAGCGCGGAGCCCCGTCTGGAGATATGGGATATTTGGCATCAATTAAATGCCAGGATTGCTGGATGGAACTGAGACGGTGGGCGTTGAAAAAGAAGTGGGCAAAGGATTCAGCCCGCCTCGCCTGGAACACCCGAGCGCCGATTCTGAGCGCGGAGGAGATGGAGATGCTGGATGAAAATCGGCCTGATTGATGTAGACGGCCACAACTACCCCAACTTGGCACTGATGAAACTGTCCGCCTGGCACAAGTCCAAGGGAGACACTGTGGAATGGTGGTGGGGTTGGGGGCAGTATGACCGCGTTTACATGTCAAAAGTTTTTGATGAGACCTATACGCCGGACATTTCGGAACCAGTCAATGCGGCTGAGATCATCAAGGGCGGGACAGGGTATGGACAGGATAATAGACTTCCTGACGAGATTGAGCATATCTACCCGGACTATTCCCTGTACCCAAGTCTGACCAAAGATACAGCCTATGGATTTCTCACGCGGGGATGCCCACGCGGATGTCATTTCTGTATCGTGGCTGCCAAAGAGGGCCGGAAGTCCGTCAAAGTGGCCGACTTGTCAGAGTGGTGGAACGGACAGAAAAACATCGTGCTGATGGACCCCAATATCCTGGCCTGCCCGCAGCATATGGAACTGTTGGGACAATTGGCAGACAGCAAAGCGTGGGTGGACATCAACCAGGGGTTGGATTGTCGCCTGCTGACGAAGCAAAACATTGAGACGATCAACCGGGTCAAGCTGCGGGAAATTCACTTTGCATGGGACTACATGAAAGAAAGCAAGGCTGTACTGCGTGGGCTGGAACTATACGCTAGGCTTGCTGGACGAAAGCCGCATGGGCAGTATGCCACAGTTTACTGCTTGACAAACTATGACACAACCATGGAGGAAAACCTGTATCGCATCTATACATTGCGGGATATGGGATATGACCCGTATGTGATGATCTACGACAAGCCAAATGCACCAAAGGCTGTCCGCATGCTCCAAAGATGGTGTAACAATAGGCTGATATTTAGGTCGGAGCCTGATTTTTATAAATACAACCCGAAAATAGGGTAAATGGAGATGCTGGAGGGGATGGAGCATGGCAATTAAGAACTACACCACGACCATTGATGTCTATAAAAGTTTGGGGGAAATCCAAGGGGCGCTTGCCAGCCATGGGGCACGGAAGATCATGGTAGACTATGACGCGGCGGGGCATCCCATTGGTGTTATGTTTGGCATTGAGACACAGGACGGGCCACGCGGGTTCGCACTCCCGGCCAATGTGGAGGGCGTTCGAGCGGTATTCGCCCGACAGAGGGTGAAAGCAACTCCGGGGCAGGCCGAGCGCACAGCCTGGCGCAACGTGCGGGACTGGATTATGGCACAGATGGCGATTATCGAGGCGGGACAAGTCCAGCTTGACGAGGTGTTTTTGCCTTATTTGACAGATGGGAAAGGCCGAACGCTGTACCAGCTCTATCAAGGCGGATACTTGGCGCTTGGGGATGGAAAGGAGGCCCAGCCATGACGCGGGAAGAAGCGGCTAACTGGCTTGAAGCATTTATGCTTGACTACCACGACCCAATGGAGGTCCCAGACGATTTGCCTTATGAGGTTGCCGAGGTAGCCCTCACCGCCCTCCGCCCCGTCAGCCGGGAGCAGCTATCTGAGTTTAAAACTTGCGATCTGGTAGACGAACTAAGAAAGCGTGAGGGCGTAGAAACACACATCGCAGAGCCGTACCAAGATGTGACAGTCTCAGTAAACGGCCCTGCGGTGGTGCTGGTAGTTATAGATTAGACCTTGGAATATCCATACCTACCCTTGATAAATGCGTGGAAGTATTTTCCGTGGGACCCTGCGGACATGAGCCCAGCATATACAGACTGCGGGACACCGAAATAGGCGTAGGTGCCACCCTTATGAAATGAGATGTAGAGAGTCCCATTTTCATATCCGATACTGGCTATGTCCGTTGAGGAAACTGGATGCATGACCATGAAATCACCTCACTTTCCACGCAGTTAAATAATACTACACAGAATGGAGGATTTGTAGATATATGGGGAAAATCAGCCGGGATAAGGTGGAGAAGGTCTGGAGGGGTGTGTGGAAACACTATTTGCCGCCTTTGGGAGCTGGAAATATACAGTGCCGATGTACAAAATGCGGGAGAACCCCTGATGTAGAAACACCTTTCTGCGCATGGTGCGGCGCTCCCATGACGGACGAGGCCGTGGAGATGGTGATGGAGAGATGGGAGGCATTATATGACAAAGATGTGTGATTATGACGAGGCATTTACCCGCCGGGAAATGTATGAGGAAACAGGACGGTGCCTTAATTGTAAGGTAAATCCAGACTGCCCCATGCACATCAGAGCCGTTGAAAAAGAGTATGGAGTTAAAGTGGAGAGAAGGAGGCGTTGAAAGATGGACCGGAACAATGAAACTATTCGGCTGGCAAAGAAAGCCGCTGCTGCATGGAGGAGCACTGACACATATCATCAAGCGGCTCAAATCATTGATATGCTGATCTCTGCCCTCTCCGCGCTCCAGATTGAAAATCAGGCACTTAGAAATGCGGCCAGCGGGTTCAAGGCCGAAAACGAGAAGCTGCGGGACGAAGTAGAGCGGCAAAGGAGGAGCGCAGACAATAGGCAACACCTCTATGAAAATGCAGAACGGGCATACATGAAAGTTCTGGCCGAGCTGGAGCAGGCGAAGCGGGAGAATGAAACCCTAAAACATGCATTACAAAATTGGCACGAGGAGGACTGACATGGAACGATACACGGAAAAGCACTACGATGGGAACGGCTATTATCTCATCTGTAGTGGGAATTGCGAAACGCTTAATTGTGGAGACTGCGGCATCTTAGACAAAATCGTTGACCGCCTCGCTGCCTACGAGGACACGGGGCTGGAGCCAGAGGAAATCATCAGGAATGGCATGATGTTTGAAGATAATAAGCGGTACGCTGGTCGATTGGAGTTGAAGCTAAAAGCCTATGAAAAGCTCGGCCCCATTGACCGCCTCCGCGAACTGGCCCAGGCGGACGGGGAGGGGCGGTGCGTGGTGCTGCCTGCAAAGCCAGATCAAACTATCTATCAATGGCGCAAAGGTGATGACTGCCCGAGCGTGAGCCGTCTTGATGGCGTACAAATTAACGCAGATGGAGAGATTACATATCCGATTTGGTGCGGTCATTTGACACCTGGAGATTTTGGCAAAACCGTCTTTCTGACCCGCGAGGAAGCCGAGGCCGCACTACGGAGGGAGCAGGATGAAAAAGGAGGAGACTCAGAATGATATTTTTCGCTGGCATGGATTTCTTTCTGGCGGCACTAAATGTTTATTTCGGTCTAAAAGGGAATGGGAATACCGCCCTTAACTGGTCAGCAGCAGTTTTTATTTTTGGGATAGGACTTATTCAAATTGCACTTATTTGAAGGAGCATTGATCGTGAAGGAGTACATCGAGAGGGAGCAGGCAATCGACCTGTTTTATCCAGTTGACCCGGAAAATGATGGATCAGATGGATGCACTATTGTTTACAAGTCTGGTAACTTTAGTTCTTCTGAGATCGAGGCCATGCTGTCAGACCTCCCCACCGCCGAAGTTGCAGAGGTGCGGCACGGGAGATGGATTGACGGGGTATGTTCCGAATGTGGATTTGACGCAATGTATTACAAGGGTATCCCAGCTCAGGTTTATACAGACTATTGCCCTTCGTGCGGCGCTCGCATGGAAAAGGAGGACGAGCATGAGGCTGATTGATGCTGACACATTGATGGAGAAAGAGTATTCCCGGCTCAGAGAAGGGGAGGTGCTTCACCGTATCCCACCCTCCCACGTCGATACTGCCCCCACCATCGACGCTGTGCCTGTGATCAGGTGCCGGGATTGCGAAAATTACGGTAAGATTGGGGATTGCCAGTCCTTAGATTTACTGATTTGCATCCATTCTGATACTATTAACAATGATTTTTTTCCTGACCCAGATTTTTTCTGTGCCTACGGCCAGCGAAAGGAGGCCGACCATGATTAAGTGCTGCGCCACCTGCGCATGGTACGAAGACTTCCAGGGCGTGTGCTGTAATGGAGATTCCCCACACCGCGCCGACTTCATAGAACCGGATCAGCGGTGCAGGGAGTGGGAAAGGAAGGAGGACGGCCATGAGCAGTGAACTTTGGCTTGGCTATGTGGTGGAGGATGATATGCCGGAGACGGCAAAACATAAGGAGGAGGCCAACATGGACAAACCGAGAATTGCGCAGGTGCTGGGGGTTGAGGTGGATGAAGAGTGGACTGTTTCTGGGAATGACATAGCGATTTACAGAGTAAGCGGTGGTGTCGCTTTAGAGTATGCTATGCCCAAATATAACGGAGATGGGTATGGGGAATGGATTCCTGCCGGTATGCTTTGCCTTGTTGATTTCATCAACCACCCCGACCGCATCATCCGAAAGCCCCGCTGGACGGAGCAGGAGGTGGAGATAGTGAAGAACCTGCTTGAAGTGGTTGGCCCCGCAGAATTAAGAAAAGTTGCCGATATGGTAACAATGAAAGTTGACGGGAAGATCATCTATCTTCGCAAAGACGCATTCCAATCGCTGAAAAATGAGATGGTCGTTACACTTTACGAAATCATCGGAGGTGCGGAATGAGCGAAGAAAATTTTGCAGTGCCAGACGAATATTTGGTCAGCGTTTTTGAAGATCGGCCAGACATGGTCCAACACCCGCCCCACTACACCGCCGGGTCTGTCGAGTGCATAGACGCGCTAGAGAGCATGGTCATGGGATACCAGGACACAGTGCAGGCTGGTCTGGCATGGCAGGCGGTCAAGTATATCTGGAGGTCTCCGCTCAAAGGAAATCAAGCACAGGACCTGGACAAAGCACTGTTTTATCTGAATAGGCTGAGAGAGAAGGTGAAGGAATGAACGCTATCGAAAACGACGTCCGCGCCCTGGTGGACAAGGAGCTTACCGCCGCCAACGAGCGGTTCCCGCAGTTCCACTCGGCGCACGAGGGATATGCGGTGATTCTGGAAGAAGTGGAAGAGTGCGAGGGCGAATTTGATGCCATGCAATATTGCCTGAATTGCTTATGGAGGCAAACAAAGTGCAACGTTCCAACAGAGCCAAAAGAACTACAAAACGCCGCAGTCCGACTTGCCTGCGAGGCCATCCAGGTTGCGGCCATGTGCCGGAAGTTTATGGGGATGGAGGGAAAGAGATGAGAGAAATCCTTTTCAAAGCCAAGCGGCTGGATAATGGAGAATGTGTAGATGGATTCTACTGCTGTATTGGGCCAGTTGGGCAAGAAAAGCACTATATCATTCCGATGTATGCCTCTGCTTTTTATGGGATTGAGGTTGACCCCTCCACGGTCTGCCAGTACACCGGCCTGACCGACAAGAACGGGAAGAAGATTTTTGAGGGGGATATTGTTAAGACGAAGCATGGGAGACTCTGTGTAATCTGTTTCAAATATCTGCCTGGATTTTCTGGCTTTGATTTAGAGCCGGTAGAATGTGTACAAAAGGCACCGGATGGATACGACTTGTGGGAACGAGAAAATCTTGAGTTCATCGGCTCCATCCACGACGGGGAGGGCGACGACGATGATTAAACTGCTCCTTTTCCAGGGAATCATCCTGTCTATTGTCAAAGCAAATGGATGGTTTATAGTACCGATGCCTGTTTTGGTTTTCTGCTGGGTGATGAGTTTTGTTTGTTGGCTCATTTATTCGTATGCTCTTGGTGTAGGCGAAGGGGCTGCAAAAGAGATGAAAAAGAAAGTCCACGACGGGGAGGGCGGACAGCGTGAGGAGGGATAGTAATTGACCAGTCAAGGAATAGAAAACTTCCTCTCCTATCTACGAGAGACCGAGCAGCGATACCATATGGCCGAAACAGACGAGCAGGAAGCAAATAATGAGACGCAGGATATCCTACATAGCCTGGAGCTCCAAGATCATGACTATCACGATTTTGCTCGTCTATCAAAGGAGCTGAGAGGAGTCCGCCAAAAAAGACGGGCTGCAAAGGACATCATGAGTGAGACGGCCCCGGTGCTTTGCTGGATAGAGGAAAACCGGCCAACTATCAAAAGCATCGAACGACTCCTTGGTGATGTGCGGAAAGCTGAGAAGAGCACTGCCAATCGAATCTATACCCCCAGGACGAGGAGGGATAGCCCTTGAACGAGTTCCCGGAGAGGCTGAGGAGAATGAGAGAGTCTATGCGGCCAGTAAGGAGCATGACAGTTACATCGCAACTGATGGGGCTTCATCCTGATATGTTAAGGAGGTACGAGCGAGGAGAAGTGGAACCATCTATGGATGCCTTATACAAGATCGCAGACTATTATGGGGTCAGCACAGACTATTTGTTGGGGAGGACAAATTTCCCGTTTGTACACAGAATTTAACCTTTAATCATCTCAAAACAAGGAAGATAACCGCCCACAAAAGTGGGAGGAGAAACTTCATAGTATGCGACAATGGGAGCATGGGGGCATACCCTGTGCTCCCGATCTCTTTCTCCTTCCTACACCCGGCAGTCGGCCTCCTGCTGCCGGGAATATATGCCTCTCCTCGCCGCATGAGGCGGGCGGTGGCACCAACAGCGTGCCGGAGTATGCCAGGGGTGATTGCCCAGAGAAACGATTTAGATACTCGGCAGTGGCACCGGACGCTGTACCATTGAGCGGTGGCGGAATAGGTAGACGCTGACTGGTAGGGGGACACACTCGGTGGAAGTCCGGGGGGCCTGGTGGTTAGGTAAACACGCCCTATGGAACCACGCTGTGAGGTGCGAATCCTCACCCGCTCAAACAATATACGGGTGTAGCTCAATGGAGAGCGCCGGATTCCAAATCCGGAGGTTGGGGGAACAGAGCCTTCCACCCGTGCCAGGGCGCAAGTCCTGACAGAGTTTCTTGGCGAAAGGCAAGTGAGCAAAGCCGAAAACTCACAACATACCCCGAAAGGGGTATATATGCCGCACCGCAGTCGCATGAGACGGGGGCGGGAATAGACTGGTTGAAATCCAGGGCTAGGCCGACGGGCCGAAAAGGGAGGTGCCACCTTACTCCTCTGCCCTGGGTCAACATAAAGGTGGGAAACAAAATAGAAAGGGTGGTATCTACATGAACGAACTAATCAAAGTAGACTTTTCTGGTGATCGGCCTGCTGTATCGGCACGGGAACTGCATGAGTTCCTGGAGGTCGGCACGAAATACGCCGACTGGTTCCCCCGGATGTGCGAATACGGGTTCTCTGAAGGGGAGGATTTCAACCTTCTCAAAAATGAGCAGGTTCGGCAAGAAGGAAACCGTATGGTTTCGCGCATGGTTGACGATGCTGTCCTCTCTATCGATATGGCCAAAGAGATCTGTATGATCCAGCGGAATGAGAATGGAAAGTTAGCACGCCAGTATTTTCTCCAGATGGAAAAGGCATGGAACAGCCCTGAAAAGGTGATGGCCCGAGCCTTACAGATTGCCGACAGGAAAATCAAGGCACTGGAAGAGGAAAACGCAGTTAACCGCCCGAAGGTGCTGTTTGCTGATTCGGTGGCCGCCTCCAAGACCTCCATTCTGGTGGGGGAACTGGCTAAGCTGCTGAAGCAGAACGGCGTGGACACCGGGCAGAACCGCCTCTTTGATTGGATGCGGAACAACGGCTATCTGATTCGCAGGGCGGGGACGGATTACAACATGCCTACACAGCGGTCCATGGAAATGGGCCTGTTTGAAATCAAGGAGACCAGCGTCACCCATGCAGATGGGCATGTTACGGTGAACAAGACTCCGAAGGTGACGGGAAAAGGGCAACAGTTTTTTATCAATGAGTTTTTGGGCCGATGATTTGAACGAGAGGTGGTGAGCCCATTGTGGCAAAAGGCAAATATCAACGGTGGCTGGAACCGGATGGGCTTCTGCTGCTTGAGGGATGGGCCAGGGATGGCCTGACTGACGAGCAATTAGCCGGGAAGATGGGGATAAACCCAGCAACTTTGTACGACTGGAAGAACAAATACCCTAAGATTTCCGAGGCCTTAAAAAAGGGCAAGGAAGTTGTAGACATACAAGTAGAAAATGCACTGTTAAAGCGCGCACTTGGGTATGACTATCAGGAACAAAGAATCGAAAAGTCTGATAAAGATGGGACGAAGATCATCCAGACAATCCGCCACATCCCAGCTGATACCACCGCTCAGATCTTCTGGCTCAAAAACCGCAGACCCGACAAGTGGAGGGACAAGCCGGAAGCTCCAGGTGACACAGATGCGCTGAAAAAAGCGCGCGAACTTTTGGAGGGGATTCCAAGTGCCGTTGACTGAGAAGCAGTTGGAGTACCTGAAAAACTGCAACCATCGGTGGAACGTCAAGACTGGGGCAACAGGAAGCGGGAAAAGTTTTCTTGATTTTACCGTGATTATCCCGCAGCGCATATTTGCCGCAAAAGGTGAAGGTCTGTTGGTACTGCTGGGCAACACTCGCGGCACCTTGGAGCGGAACATTCTAGAACCTATGCGGCAATGGTGGCCGGGAAATGTCGGAAATATCCGAAGCGACAATACCGTAGAACTGTTCGGGAAGAAAGTATACGCGCTGGGAGCGGACAACAAGAAGCATGTCTCCCGCATCCAGGGTGCAACCTTCGAGTATGTGTACGGAGACGAGGTGACCACATGGAGCGAGGACGTATTCCAGATGCTCAAAAGCCGTCTGCGCTGTGAACATTCTCACTTTGACGGGACATGCAACCCGGACAACCCGGGACACTGGTTCAAGAAATTCTTGGATAGTGATGCGGACATCTATCAACAGTCCTATGTAATCGATGACGGTGTGCTTCCAAGCCACGTAGTGGAAGAACTCAAAAAGGAATACGCCGGGACGGTTTATTACGACCGTTATATCTTGGGGCTTTGGCGTCAGGCGGAGGGGCTTGTATATCCGATGTTCAGCATGAACAAGCATACCGTCCACGGCAAGCCATACGGTCCGGGTGTGTACTACATATCCATTGACTACGGCACCGCAAACCCCACAGCAATGGGCCTGTGGCGTGTCCATCATGGAGAGGCAATCATGATGAAGGAGTATTACTATGATGGACGGGCCAAGAGAAAGCAGAAGACAGACGAAGAGTATTATCAAGACCTGGAGGCTTTTGCCGAAGGTAAGAAAATAGAGCGCGTCATTGTTGACCCTTCAGCGGCCAGCTTTAGGGAGTGCATACACCGACACGGAAAGTTCGCTGTTTGGAATGCTGACAACTCTGTGCTGGATGGTATCCGGATGACGGCTACTTTGCTCCAGACTGGGCGGCTGAAGTTTCATGAAAGCTGTGAGAATACATTTCGGGAATTTCAATCCTACATGTGGGATGGGGATGCTGGAGAGGACAAAGTCATCAAAGAGAACGATCACGCCATGGATATGATAAGGTATTTTGCTAATACAGTTATGTGGAGAGAAATCGCATGAGTATCATCAACGGCCTGTGGGGCCGATTGAAAAACTTCATATTTCCCCAGGCGGTGACACAGCGGGAGTTTGGCGTGAGATCTGCGACAGGTCAGACCATGGAGCGAAACATCAATCTGTGGTACGCCATGTACATCAATCAGCCGCCGTGGGCTGTGCCGCCTGTGGTGCCGATTGGGCTTCCGGCGGCGATTTGCCGGGAGCTGGTGAGGCCAACGCTGTCTGAGCTTACAGTGAGCATTGCAGGGAGCGCACGGGCAGAATATTGCAACGAGCAGTTCAAGGCAGCACAGGAGAATCTTCTCCGCCAGCTTGAATTAGGACTTGCGGTTGGCGGGATTGCCTTCAAGCCATATATCTACGGAAATCGTGTCCTAGTGGATGCTACCAGCGCAGCGGCGTTTCAACCAACGAAATTTGATGCGGCGGGCGTTTGTGTCGGTGGTGTTTTCCGAGAAAAGGCGCAGATCAACGACAAATACTATGTCCGCCTAGAGTATCACAGCCTAGATGGTACTACATATACCATCCAGAACAAGGCGTATCACAGCGACAGCAGCGGTTCGGTTGGTTCTGCGGCGGATCTGAACGAGATATTGGACTGGGCAGACATCCAGCCAGAAGTCAAGATAGAAAACCTGGACGGCCCTCTGTTCGCTTATTTTAAACCGCCGCAGTCCAACAATGTGGACACAGACGACCAGACTGGGATGTCTATTTATGGCGGTTCTGTGGTAGACCTCATCCGGAGAGCGGATGAGCAGTGGGACCTGATTCGCTGGGAGTACCAGAGTGGCCAGAGAAAGATATTCATGGATGCGACAGAAACAGTGGCCAAGGATTTCGATAAGCGCCTGTTTGAGATTGCTCCGTTCTCTCGGGATGGGAAATTCTTCGAACAGTTTGAGCCGGAGTTTCGGGATGAACCACTTTACCGTGGGTTGCAAAATATCCTGAAACAAATCGAATTTCAGGTAGGATTATCCTATGGAACATTGTCTGACCCGCAGAGCGTGGAAAAGACGGCAACCGAAGTGCGAAACAGCAAGCAGCGGATGTTTGTCACCATCGACAGCATCCAGAAAGCATTGCAGCACACCTTTGACAGCCTGATCTATGCCATGGATGTGTATGCCACGCTTTATAATCTGGCTCCTGCTGGTGATTATGAGGTCACCTATTCTTGGGGCGATAGTATCCTTGATGACGCTGACGCAAAGGAGAAGGAGCGGGCCAACGACCGCCAAGATATGTCCATGGGTGTGATGAACGACTGGGAGTACCGGGCTAAGTGGTACAACGAGGACGAGGCCACGGCAAAGAAGATGCTTCCAAAGATGGAGGATATGACGGACGAAAAAGAGGAGGAAATTGAGTAATGAAAGCAAGTGCTTACATGAGTATTGGCGATTGGAGTAAATCGGTTGATGTGGAGATTGATTCTGCATCTGAAAGTGACGTTAGATTTGCCAAATCCATTCTTTCAAGCATTTCTGAAATTAAGGAGCGACCTACAACTGTTTGCCTAAACATTGATGGGGGAAAACTTAAAAAGGCAGTTAGAGAGGCGATTAACTCGGTGCCTGAAGGATGATGCCGAGTGAAATACCCATTCACCCCGGAACTTCTCGACGCCCTCCCGGAAGAACTGGCCGAACTGTACCGAAGTCTGGAAGCGACGCTTCTTGAAGAGATATGTTCCCGCCTAAAAATCTCTGGTGAGCTGAACGAAGTGACGGTACAGGACATCCGGGCTCTGCGATCCCACGGTATCGACCTGGGTGAGATTGAGAAAGCCATCCAACGTACCGCCAACATCTCACGCCGGGAGCTGGACAAGCTTCTGGACGATGTGGTGGAGCGCAACCAGAGGTATTATACCGACCTCATCGACCTGGCGGGCGTGACCAAGCCAGAGACAATGGTGAGCGTGGAGGATACCTGGGCCATATATGAACAGACCAGACAAGAACTGCGAAACCTGACCCGCTCCATGGGCTTTCTGGTGGACAACGGCCGCACCATGCTTCCCTATGCAAGGGCTTACCAGTGGGCGCTGGACAGCGCGGAGATGCAGGTCATGAGCGGGGCAATCTCCTATAATCAGGCCATCAAGAGCGCCGTCAAGCAGCTGGCAGACAGCGGCCTCCGCATGGTGGACTATGAGAGCGGCCACCGGGACCATATCGACGTAGCGGCCCGCCGTGCAGTGATGACGGGTGTATCCCAGATCTGTGCCAAGTACACGGAGCAGAGCGCGGAATATCTGGAGACACCATACTTTGAGATATCAGCTCACATCGGAGCCCGGGACAAGGGCGTTGGATGGCAGAATCACAAGGCATGGCAAGGCCGTGTGTACTCTGTCAGAGCCGGTGACAAGTATCCGAACATATACGAGGTGTGTGGCCTGGGCTATGTGGACGGCTTGGAAGGAGCAAACTGCCGCCATATTAGGACGGCCTTTGTGGATGGTGTGATGGAGCGCACATACACCGATGAGGAGCTGGCCCACATTGATGATGGTCACGACGCGGACTTTGAGGGTAAGCACTATACAGCGTATGAAGCCACCCAGAAGCAGAGGCAAATCGAGCGGACCGTCCGCAAGCTGAAGCGGGAACAGGCGGCATACAAGGCCGCAGGACTGGAAGAGGACGCTCAATCGGTGACAGCCCGCATTCGGCGGCTAAACGCAGAATACAAGTCGTTCAGCGAGGCAGCGGGGCTGCCGTTGCAGCGGGAGCGGATGAAGGTTACCTATACCGATGTGGCATCTGAGCAAATGGCTTCAGCCCTCAAAATACAGCGCGATGCGGAAGCACCGATCAGGCAGGCAATCCAAAGCGGTGGGTATCCGTTGGAAATCAATCCAGAGAAACAAGTGCGGCATATGGCTGGTATGGCTATACCGGGTAGAAGTGTAATAACGGTTTCTATGGAGGAGTTGCAAGCGATCATAAACGCGAAGGCGGGCAGCGGGAAAATCATTTTTACAGATGATTTTACAAAGTGGAAAAACACAGAAATTATTGATGCTGGAAAAGAAATTGGCTATACGATCAACAGAAATGGTGATATAATGATTGCAAGAAGCATCAAAATCCACTACAGTAAAAGCGGCACTCATGGTGTCCCATTTTCGGGGAGGTGGAAAAATGATAATTGAAAATCCAGAGATCTATTTTGGGAAAATAATTAAAGTTTATTCCACAAGCGGGCGCATAACGATGGGGGAGCTCTATGGGTATGATTACGACTTTGACGATGATGGAAATGAGTTTCTGGAGTTCGACGTAGAGAATGAAAACGGTTTGCTGATCGGATTTACGGAGGACGAAATTGAACGCATCGATATTATTGGATGATAAAGCGAAATGCGTAATTGAAGCACTTCTATCCAAAGGCAGCCGCGTTGAGTTGATTCCCGTGAAAGATGGTGTTAAAATTATACATATTAAACGGGAGGAAATGAAGCTGTGAATAATTATATATGTCATAAATGCGGTGGACTTTTGGGGTATAGAACAACTTTTGTTGGTGGATCAGACATGCCCTATACAGAAAACGAAATGTATTGTGATCGATGTGGTATTCATCTTAAAGGCGATGCTGTTCCACGAGAGAAAACAGAGGATGAATTGGAACGGCTATATCAAGAATTGAATAATAATAACTAAATATTGCTCCCGCCTCTAAGCGTTGAGGCGGAAGACCCGAGCGTGGGTAACTACTGAGATTTTCTTGGTAGTTGCCCACGTTTTTTCTTTTGGTAAAACCCGCATTTGCGGATTTTATACAACATTTGACCGACCGAAGTCGTTAAACTACGGGAAAATCAATCAATTTTGGCTATCCGCAAGCCTAAAAGTGCGGGGCGGTGGGTCACGGCAACGACCTAAAAAGCCTAGCCGCAAAGGAGATAGTATGAAAACCGAAGAACTGCTTGAAATTGGACTGACAGAGGAACAGGCGAACAGGGTGCTGGTCATCAACGGAAAAGACATTGAACGCTATAAAAAGGCGACGGAGATAGCGAAAACTGATCTGACCGCAGCGCAGGAGCAGCTTGCCCAGCGGGATAAAGACATGGAAGAACTAAAAAAGTCTGCCGGTGATGTGGACAGCGTCAAGCAGCAGCTTGCCGACTTGCAGAGTAAGTACACCACGGAGACCGAGCAGTACCAGAAGCAGATTGCAGACCGTGACTATGCGGACGCCGTGCACCGCTCCATTGCTAACAAGGGAGTGAAGTTTAGTTCCAAGGCGGCGGAAAAGGCGTTCATTGCCGACCTGACGGCCAACCGCCTGTCTGTTAAGGATGGCGCTCTGGATGGTTTTGAAGCTTATCTCAAGACCCAGCAGGAAAGCGACCCGGCGGCCTTTCAGAGCGACAAGCCTGCCCCCACCTTTGTCAAGCCTGTGGGACCTGGCGGACCGCCCTCCAGCGAGAGCAAAGGGGCGATGTACGCCAAACAGTTCAACCAAATGTACACACCCAAAACTACGACTAAGGAGTGAAACGAATGTCTCATTTTTACAGAGTGAATGGCACGTTCCGGCCCAACTTCCTGGAGAGCGAGGTTGGCCTCGTGCTGAAAACCTATCAGATCCCCAACACTATGGGCGTTGCGGATGAGTATGGCAACAAAATCGTTGCCGCCGGCACAGTGTACCCCTCCAACGACGCAAGCGCCGTCGGCATCGTGTTTACCGATGTTGATGTGACCCACGGCGACCATGAGGGCAGCGTCATGCTGGCAGGCCGTGTGCTGAAGGAGCGGCTGGATGTACAAAGCGCCGCTGAGACCCCTCTGAAGGCTTCCGGTATCGTGTTTGTAGACGCGCCCGAAGTTTCCCGCGGCTATACCGTGACCTATGAAAAGGATGATGGTACGGGCACGCCTCCGGTTGACGCCAATGAGTACCAGGATGGCAGCTATGCCCCTGTCTCTACGGATTACCCGCTGACTAAGGCCAGTAATACACAGACCGGATGGGCGCTGACCAGCGGTGGACCTGCCGTAACATCGGTCAAGATGACCAAAGATACAAAGCTGTATCCTGTGTGGACTGCGAACGGCTAAAGGAGGTATAGACAATGGCTGATATTTTGACCCTTATTTCTGATGCTGACAGGCTGGATTTTTCCCAGAATCTGTCTGTTACTCGGCCTGCATACCTGGGAGACCGGATTTTCCCTGACCAGAAAACCGAAAACCTTAAGGCTGAGTACCTGCGGCTAGCCAATGGTGCTACATTGCCCGTGATGGCTACGGTCCACGCCTTTGACACCGAGGCGGAAATCGGCTCCCGGCCCACCTTTGACAAGATGGAGGTCGAGAAGCTGCTGATCAAGCGCAAAATCAATCAGACGGAGCGGGTGCGCCTGCTGGAGGAGTCCGGAGTTCATGCTGATGACGCTATCGTGCGCTATGTCTTTGACGATATGCGCCTGATGGCGGATGCCGTGAAGGTGCGCACCGAGGTCGCCAAGATGGACGTGCTTTCCACCGGAAAGATGAACATCAACGAGAACCGCCTGAAAATGACTGTTGATTATGGCGTCCCTGCCGAAAACCTGTCCTTTGACTTGGACCTGTCTGCCGATGCGGATATTATTGGCCAGCTCCAGGCCATCGTGGATCAGGCCGCTGACATGGGTTATACCATCAATGAGGCCATCACTTCCAACAAGGTGGTCCGCAAGCTGGCTACCAACAAGGGAATCCAGACCCTTATCTTTGGCTCCATCGGTCAGGGCACTTATGTTCCCAACGAGCGGCTACGTGGCTTGTTCTCCCAGCTCTTTGGGTTTGGAACCATCACCACCTATGACCTGCGGTACAAGACGCAGAAGGCGGACGGCACAGAGGCGACCCACCGCTTTTACCCGGAGGACAAGATCACCTTCACCGCTGTGCCGCAGATGGGCGTCGGCCTGTGGGGCGTGTCTCCCGAGGAGGCAGAGTACGGACAGTACAACGAGAAGTCTGCGAACCAATACATCACGATCACCCAGTGGGCGACTCCTGACCCTGTGGCGGTGTGGACGAAGGCGACCGGCCTGTTCATCCCGGTCCTGCCCGACCCCAATGGCCTGTTTGTGGCTTCTGTAAAGCCTGACGAGATCTCGGGGGGTTAACTGAGCTGCTGAGCACGGCTTCACTCTCCACGCCTGACTTTTCCAGCATGACACGGGTAGAAATGCTCGATTATGCGGAGAAGAATGGCGTGGAGGGTGTCAGCAGCTCCATGAAAAAGGCCGATATTTTAGCTGTGCTCCAGGGGGCGGTCTGATGGTCTATGCTGACTATAGCTATTACACCAATGTGTATTGGGGCAGCTCCATCACAGAAACAGATTGGCCCAGGATGGCGACCAGAGCAAGCGCCTTTATCGACTACGCTACGATGGGCAGAGCAGCGAAACACGCTGACCTGGATGCGGTAAAACTGGCGTGTTGCGCCCTGGCTGACGATTACCAGACCATTGATGCGGCCAGGGCGCTGGCAAATAGGAGCTTGTCTGCTACTGACGGCTCCGGGGAAACTGGCGAACTACAAAGCCAAACCGTGGGAAGTTGGTCCAAGACCTATCGCTCCGGTGGCTCCAGCGCAAAAGAGGCCCTCAGCGCAACAGAGAGCGCACAGGCGGCGCTTATGGCCACGGCGCAGATGTACCTTGCTGGAACGAAGCTTTTACGGGCAAGGGGGTATTACGCTTGAGTATGTTTCCCCATACTGTGACACTCTACAATGTGTCGGTGGAGACTGATCCGGCTACTCTGGAGGAGAGAACAATCAATCACATCACGGTGCTGGAAGGCGTTCTTCTGGATGCGGTGAAGGGGAAAAACGTCAACGAGAGCGGACTTGTGGACGCCGATGCTGTAACACTCTACATACCGACCAACGCATCCGCCACTGACGGTGTGACCGGCGAGAAGAAGCGTTACGTTGGACCCGTGGAGTTTTGGAACGGCGAGAGCCGGGACGGGATGTGGACCCTATCTCCCGGGCAGAACACCTTTTTTGTCAAGGGAAAGGCCATCCACCCGGACTGGAGTAGCCAGAAGATATCAGCCGCCTATGACTACGTCTATGACGTGAAAACGGTTGACTTCAAGGACTTCGGGGGGGAGATGTCCCACTGGGAAGTAGGTGGAGCCTGATGCTGAAATTCAATGTGCATACGTCCGGCCTGGATTCACTGCGCGAAAAAGTTTCATCTGCAAGCGATAAAGCAGCCCACATAGTGGCAATGCAGGTCCGCAAGGATACATCGCCATATGTTCCGGCGCTGACAGGCAGCCTGGACAAGCGGACGCGCGTCGATGGGGGCGAAATCATCTATCCGGGCCCATACGCCCGATATCTGTATTTTGGGAAGCTGATGGTGGACCCCGCTACCGGCAGTAGCTACGCGCAGAAAGGTAGTACAAAGGTGCTAACAGACAAGAACCTGGTATTCAACAAGGCCATGCACGGACAGGCACAATCCCACTGGTTCGAGGCCAGCAAGGCCGAAAATCTGGAGAAATGGGTCCGTGTGGCGGACAAGGCGGTGAAGCGTGATCTCTGAAAAAAAAGAAAAGCCTCGGATGCTGGCAACAGAGGAAGAGGTAGACAAGATCTCCCGCTCCATGAACGTGTGGGTGAACACCTTTCCTGAAAAGCCGGTCACGATGATCAAGTACGAATCGCTGGACACCGCAATCGGGGAAGAGACAGCCATGGCCCTGTCCACCATCCAGGGGACCTATATTACCAAGCAGTACATTTTGGGCGGATACCAGGCGGAGTATCAATTCAAACTGATTTACCGCATCAAGCCTGGAAACAGCAACGACCGGAGATTGGAAGCAGACGAGCTACTGAACCACTTCGGGGACTGGGCCAGGAAGAACCTGCCCGACCTTGGAGATGGGGTTCGTGCGCTGAAGGTAGAGCCGACAACCCAATCTTCCAAATTCGCCTCCTATGAGGGGGGCGTTGAGGACTACCAGATTTTAATGAAGCTGACCTATGAGGTCGGCGTGTGAAAGGAGACAGCACAATGGCTGATTTAGAGTTTAACACTACCCCAGGCCAGACCGTAGCCCGTGAAATGCTTATAGCCTATCTTAACACTGCAACTACGACTCCGGAAGAGACACCTGAATGGTCCCCGGTGGGGAAGCGGGTAGAGGACAGCTCCATTGAGCTCGATTGGCAGACCGAAACTAAGGTGGATATCTTCGGAAACACTTACACCACTGGCAAGAAGGCAACCAAGACCCAGACTTTCGACCCCTGTGAGCTGGATGGTGCCGATAAGGCTCAGCAGAAAATTTGGAATCTGGGCATCAAGGACAACAATGTCAACGCCTTGCTTAACCAAGATATGCTGATCGTCCACCTGTATGCAGGCACGGCAAACACGGCAGTATTTGCGGAGAGGTATTCTGCCTGCTCTGTTCTTCCTTCCGGCCTCGGAGGTGAGGGCGGCGGCTCCATCGGGATGCCTATTGATGTGACCTATGGCGGCACCCGCACCACTGGAACGGCATCCATTTCCGGAACCACTGTTACCTTTAAGGCTGACGGAGAGGAGTAATCCATGAAAGAGCTCAATTTCGATTCTGGCCTTGTTACATATTCCCTGAATGGAAAGTGTGAAGTGTCTTTCAACCCAACTGATAGCAACTTTGTGGAGCGTTTGTACTCTGCCTTTGAGGAGCTTGACAAGAAGCAAGAAGGATATAAGGCACAAGTCGAGAAGATGGCTAACAAACGGGAGATTTTCGACTTCGCCCGAGAGCGGGACGCAGAGATGCGCGGCATCATCGATGGCGTATTTGATGCGCCCGTGAGCGAGGCGGTGTTTGGCGGGATGAATGTCTACGCCATTGCTGGCGGTCTTCCGGTTTGGTGCAATCTTATCCTTGCTATCATGGATGAAATCGACACCACATTCGCCAAGGAGCAAAAAAGTACAAACCCCCGTTTGCAGAAGTATCTCAATAAGTATCAGAAGAAATAAGAAATGGAGCACGACATGGGATATGGACTTCCAACAAGTGTAGAGATAAACGGAATGGAATTCCCTATTCGTTATGACTTCCGAGTCATTCTGGACATTTTCGAGGCTTTGAATGATCCGGAGTTGGACGACCAAGAACGTTCCTTTGTCGTGCTCCACATGTTTTATCCAGATTTCGAGAGACTGACAGATTACAATACGGCCATCCATGAGATGTTCCGATTCATCAACATGGACCAGGAAGAGGAGCAGAAAAAACAGCCCAAGCTAGTGGACTGGGAGCAAGATTTCCCGTACATTATAGCTCCGATAAATCGTGTGTTGGGTTATGAGACCCGATCTGTAAGCTATGATCCAGACACCAACACCGGAGGAGTACATTGGTGGACCTTCCTATCAGCATACACCGAAATTGGAGACTGCCTATTTGCTCAAATCGTTGGAATCCGCAGTAAAAAGGCAAAGGGGAAACGCCTCGATAAGTCGGAACAGGAGTTCTACCGGAAGAACAAAAGCATTGTGGATATCAAGGTGCACTATACCGATGCTGAAGAGGATTTGGTAAATATGTGGACAGGGAAAAATAAAACCGCCACTTAGGCGGTTAGGTAAATAGAATCCAAAGAACTCCAAAGATTGTAAGAACAATAATGATTGCAACTACTGATAACGCAACGATGTGTTGCTGTGCTCCGCATTTTGGACAGCGGTTCGCCGTTTTTGCAATATCTGCTCCACAGGCTTTGCATTTAATCATTTTTTGCATGGGATCTCTTCCTTTCTTCTGTAAATCACGTAAAGACGACAGGGGATTCTACTAATAAAGTACACTCAACAAAAATGAAAAGTGAATCATTCCCCCAAATTTCACTGCCAAGAGAACATACTCCTTCCACAGAAATGTTATCTCCAATACTTACACGAGATAAAACTGTTACATCATCAAAAAAACAGAAAATCCCATCTGGAATGCTATCAGCTCCATTTTCCAGCAAAATGCATGGTTTACCCATAAAAGATTCTGAAACTTCTGAAATAGTTCCAGTTAAAACTATGTCAGCCCCATCAAATTTCTTTTCTGCGGAATCTCGATTATCCACAAATTCTATCCACATATCTTCAGCGGAAGTTTCAATTACATTTCCTTCAGAAGCCTTATAAAAACACGAGAAGCAAAAAAAGAAAAGAACACTTACAAAAAGAGCTAAAAATAGTTTTTTATTTTTCATACGGAGATCCCTTTACAAAAGAGGTGATTTTATGTCAGCTGACGGTTCTATCATCATTGAGACCGATATTGATGATAAAAAAGCACAGCAAGAATTGAATCGGCTCAACCGAAAAATCCAGACATTGAACGACCAGATTTACGTCAAGCAACAGCAGAAAATGCCGTTGGTTGAACAGGCCCAAAAGCTAGGAGTAGAGTTGGACTCCGCAAAAGCAAAACTAGACAGCATGGAAAGCGGAGATAAATTCTATACATCTGCGCACATTCAAGAGCAAAAAAATCTGGTCGCATCGTTGCAAAAAGAATGGGACGCCATAAATCGTCAGATAGAGCATATAGATAGCGGCATCAAAGAGTCCACTGTCAAAATGGACCTCGCAAAAATGCAGGCCGGGGAAATTTATCAAAATATGGCCCGAACGGGTCCAGCGGCAGAGGCCATGGGAAAAGCTATAGACCGCGCGCAAAAAAGCGCACAGAAATTTTCTATGCGGCTCCGTGAGGTGGTCAGAAGCGCCCTTATATTCACTGTGATCTCTCAAGGGCTTGCTTCGCTGAGAGATTGGCTTGGGAAAGTAGTCAAAAGTAACGACGAAGCAACCGCTTCGATTGCAAGATTAAAGGGTGCCCTACTTACATTGGCGCAGCCTTTGA